TCAACGCATAGTTCTGGAAATAATGAAAGCACAAACCACAATGATACCAAGGACTATACTCCCAGCTACTATATAAGGCCAGGTAAGTACATCCCGTACATCATTCAATATTTTTATATCAAAGATTGGCATATAAAGTAGTAAGTTCCCCAAAATCCAACCGATTGGTCCTATGAACTTTAGCTTCTTAATCGTATCCATTTTATCTAGAATAGACTCGGTTACCTCTGAATCCTTTTCGACAGATACGTATTCTTTATTAATGTAAAAGCCTTTTGAATATTCCGTTTCAAAAGCCCACTCTTGAACAGAAAACGTAGCAGTACCATCAGCATTTTCATACTCTTTATATTTAGCAGTATCAGTAGTACCTACGTCTACCTCACCCCAAGTGCCCGTTACCATCTCATAACCACTATCTATGAGTTTCATATCGGCTGGTAGTGCTTTTCCACACAACTTGGAAAACTGGTACGCATCTCGCTTCTTATCCCAACTGAGCCAAAACTCTGCATTATTCTTATGCCTAACTAACTTATACTCATACCCAATTTTTCCATGAGTATCAATATAGCGTATCTTGCCTAAAATCGTATATAGATCCCTTCGGATACGTAACGTCTCACCATAATTAAAAACCATAATCTTCTCTCATATTGAAAACTATATATATAAATGTATATTACTAATTACTATGATTGTACACGGATTGTGAAAACCTGCCAACACTTCTCAGATTTAAAAGGAGAAGATAAACTCATTAAATGTATTTTAATATCAAAATAACGAAAAAAAGACCTACAGAAAACTGTAGGTCTTTTGCGCTGGTGCGGATTGAGGGTTTATCAAATATATTCTGCACAATTATAATACTTTATAGTAATTCATAATATTATAAGGGGCAAAAAAGGGGCAACTATAGTCATAAAAAATAGATGCTAATTATCGGTCTCTAAAATAACACAAGGCTTACTAAATTTAATAAAAATCCTAAAAATATTAGTCCCCAACCCAACTTTGTTGATTTTTGTCTAGGAGCCCTTACTAAATCTCCTGACTTAGCTATACCTCTTTGCCCATAATACCCAACCAAAAATGTTCCTATCATCGATACAATAGAACTAATAATCATTAATGTTCTCTGATCCATATTATCACTCCATCTTGCACTCTTTTACTACTAATGCTTATATAAACTATAATTGAAATCATAAGCTATATTGCACACAGCATATATAATCGCTGACTATCAGCATAAAATATAAAATTATCTCCATTTTAACACACAAAAGGTTGAGCAACGGTTAAGCAACCGTTTTAAACTTAAACTGATTTTAAAGCTCTCACATTTATATTTCTCGGATAGAATAGTGGAGTCTAAAGAATTTGATAAGCTTTAAAACGTTGGCTCGATTATACTTTGACGGAGCAGAAATTATTAATGTTTTATCACTATTAACATATACTGCCTTTACATCGTCTGTCCAAATAAAATCAGGAAAATGCTCGACCAATCTAAGGTCCTCCCATGTTTCCCTACCAACAAGAAGTATGCCTTTCCCTAGCCTCTGTTGCATGGAGCATATTATATCCCATGCAGCAGCGTAGTTATCTACAATTACTGCGTCCCTCATAAAATGTGGGTCTTTATAAAATACTTTCAGCATTACTCCCACCTCCTATTATTACCCTAATTACACCATAATTTTATTTTATCTGCAATTATTACTTATAAACAAAAAAAGACCTTACTATGGATACAACCTAGTAAGGTCTTTTATAAAATAACTAAACTTGTTCAATTTTGTAAGATAGCATCAAATCGTCGATAAGACCTCTTACTCCTTCCTCGTTATATTCTTTCGGATCGAGAATGACTTCAGCAATCCAGTCAGCCGTCCAAACGTAATCAACACCTTCCGGCCATACGAAATCAGGAAATTCTTCTCCCATATCGCCTTCATCCCATGCGTCCTTATCCCACTTGCCTATGCAAGGAGATTGACGCATTTCATGCTCGTATATCATATCCCATACTTCTTTATACGATTCTGCTGTCCCCATGAACCAAGGTTTTTGAGTTGCTGTACTGTAGACTTTTAACATTTTAGGTTCCTCCCCATATAATCGTTCCATACCTTGACGAGATACTAACCAAGTACCTTTTGATTTTCTACACTCATCTGATGTGAATCTAGGTGGCGTGTTCCGTTGACCAGAGCATGCCTGCTTTACTGTAACCGGGCTAATTCCCCAACGTTCCGCTGCTTCCGCGGAGGTCATAACGTCCTCGAACTCCATAAGTACCTCCTTATTTGCCCCATGTTGATTTAGTCATTCTACACCTCCAACTTAGTTGGGTTGAAACAAAACCCAAACACTCTATCGTGCGAGCCAATTCTTCCGTAATGTCTACGGAGTACATCGGAAGTGTTTTCTTCTTCCATACGATGTCCATCCGCACAGTGGCTTTCCCAACCATATGGGGTGATTTCGTCGAAGATACTTTCTACATATTCGTAATGATCTTCTCGAATTTTTGCGCCAGCACAAGCAATAGCCTCATTAAATCTGTCGTTAATAAATTTTTTCATTTTAAACTCTCCTTTTTTATAACTTAGGGAATCTCTTTATTCCCTTATCTTTGACTTTATTATACATCTAATTCGATGTAAATGCAAGTACTTTTTTATAAATTTTCAAAAAAAAATAAGGCCTATCACAAATTCACATTTAACTGTGTTGTGATAGGCCTTTTATGTCAGTCAATCCATACGTCCGCCCTCGTATGGTAGGGAGATGTATGGATCACCTCTCAGTTATCGATGAATTACTACTCCGATTGTCGCACCCGCTCCTAATATCTGTGATAGGTTGCGTTGCATCCGTAGTCGTTTGATAGTTTTCTTGTCGTTTTCGATTTGCCCTTTCAATTCGGTCAAAGAGTTCTGCATTTCGTTCAAGGTAACTTCTTGCTTCACTAAGTCCGCTTTGGCTTTGTCCAATTCGGTCGTTAATTTGTCGATTGTATTGTGTGCTTCGTTCAATTCTTGTCGCTGCTTCACGGCTATAGTCTGTGCTTCTGTCAATGGAACGTTGGACGCTTCGATTAAGTTCAACGCTTTCTCGTTGTTGCTTTTGAGCTCGTTCCACTGCGTTAATGGTACGCTGATAGTCGCTTCCGTTTGATTGGTAGAATATGTATCCGATGCAAAGGATGATGACGAGTCCAATACCACCGATAACAATATTGCGGTAAGTAGGGTGATTAAATAATACTTTGATTTTGTCATACATTATTCCCCTCCTGTTGCGTAATCAGTAATGCCCCTTGCGATAGCACGCACTATAGTGTCTAAATCATTGTTAAGTAGTGCTAGGTCTTCATCATTATCGATAAAAGCCATTTCAACTAACACGGCTGTTGCGTCCGTACCATTTAGCACCCATAAATCTTGACGTTCCTTAACGCCGCGATCCACGGTATTAATGCTGCGAATGATTTGCGATTGGATGTCGTTCGCTAATTGTTGTCCGTTGAAAGACTTGTACAATGTTTCAGTGCCACGTGCCTGCGTATTGAATGCATTGCAGTGAAGCGACACAAAGATATCTGCACCCCATGCGTTGGACTCAGCACATACGAGACCTAAGTCATCATTTTGTAAAGATCTAACTTCACATCCTGCAGTTTCCAAATATCGTGCTAGCATCTTTCCTGCATCACGTGCCACATCGCATTCACGTGTACCGTATACAGGATTAACTGCACCACTATCAAGGGCAACGTCATGCCCTGGGTTAATAAATACTTTCATTTTTTATCCTCCTGTTCTAATTTATCTGGGATACCATTATTATCCCTATCAACGCTAAGCCATAATAATCCTGTGAGCGATACAATCACGCCTGGAGCACCAAACATATGGTCAATTAAGAATGCTCCCATTGTTATGATCTTATCGTTTGCACTAGATATTTCGCCTATATAAAATGAAATCGCATAAGCCATGGTTGCCAATATAATTGGTGTTAGCATGACAAGAATAATTACTCTTGCCCCCCATACTAAAGTAGGATGAATATTAGCGATTCGGATTGAACTATATATTGTTTTTACTTTATTAATTACTTTCATCTTATCCAAGGCTTTCACCTCCGTCATTTGGGATGGTGATACCCCTTTTTATTGGTAGATTATTAAGTAATTGTATGTGCATTAATTCCGTATTTAGTGTTTGCGTTGTGGTTTCCAGTGCATCCAAGCGGTGAAATATAGCATCATCTCGTTCCTCCAATTTCACCAGTTGCCTTAGAATATCTTGATTACTTTCCGTTAATTTGCCAATGCTATTAATAGCATCTGTCATACGATCATCATAATATTCCCTTTGCTTAGATAACTTACGACCAACATGATCATCAAGTTGACGTTTCACCTCTGCTATCGATGTATTTTCTAAGAACCACACCATCGCCCTAAACGAACCCCTAAGGGCGGCCCATACAACCCCTAACAGGGTTACCCAGAATCCAATATCCGCAAAGTATGCCGGAATGCCTACATCCATCAGAAGTATTCTGATTTCGTCCATTCGCTACCTCCTTATTGAACCGGTACCCAAGTTCTAGTATTTAGGTCAACTTTTTTAGTGCCGTCGCCGTTATAGAATGTCATGCCGGCAGAACGTTGGTTATCATACCAGCGCCAAATTGCATTCGGGTCTGACTCTTCAGATAAATAAATATTTGCGCCAGGTGCTAATACAGTTAAGTCTTTTAGTGGAGAATTAGAATTAAAAACATATCTTGGCATTTTTATTAATTCTAGATTCCAACTTCTATTAAATGCATTTTCCCCGACATTTCTAACTTTAGGTAAAATCAACCGTTTCACATTGATGAGATTTGCAAGTGCGTTATTCTTAACAATAATTACTTCCGGATAGTTGATTTCCTCAATAAGGGTATCAGTGATATCACCTGCGGATAATTCTGTTTTAACATCACCATATCCGGATACACGATACGTACCTACGATATTGCCTAGCATATTAAAGTATTCAAGTTCAATATCACTACCGCTGAATGGACTATCTAGGTCTAATCGACCATTACCGTCATCACCAATACTTACACCAAATGCAGCACCTTTACCTAGTAATGCTACCTTGAAGTGAGGTGTACCGTATACATTAATATAAGTCTGTCCTTTTTGTGGTCTATCAAATTCTAGTGGCTTAAATGGCTTTTTAATGACATCACCCAAACCACGGATAAGACCTTTCAGGACTTCATTTGGAGTTGCGTTTTCGCAATATACATTTAGGCCTAAAAGCATTTCATAGGCACCATCAGCCGTTGCATCTTTACCAGGCAACCCATCATCCCCATTACGGCCATCTTGTCCTTTTAAACTATTTAAGAAGTCCTCACGTGTACCGGAATTTCCGGATTCTATCCATAATTCATAGGCGCTTTTACCTGCCGCACCTTCCAATTTAATTGGTGGTAAATTAAGACCTTTTATATTAATATTTAGCTCTTCTGCCATGATATAATCCCCTTTCATTAATGACGTGCAATATCTTGAATGATATTAACTTCGCCAAACCCTAATTTTAAGCTATGATCATTGTTGTAAATGAATGCATCATATTGGTGGATTCCTTTAGCATCTACCTTACTAACTGTATCATTGCCATTAATACGGAATGTGATACGGTTATTCTCTATCACACCATTAACGGATAACACCTCATTTGTGTCAGGCTTTCGCCTGATTTTCATAATAGCTGTATACCCATTATATGAACCGCCGCCCTCGATAATGTAGGTCAGTCCGTAGTCCTGCCCTACATGTAAATCAAAATCATATTCTTCCATATACGCACCTCCGTTTATTATTGTCTAGCAATTACCAATACATATATCCACCCTGTCTTTAAATTTCTTTTTGTGTCATTAGAAAATGTCCTAGCAGCGTATGCTCTACGAGTGCCCATTAACCCAACCTTACTTCCATCAAAAGTATATATAGGAAAGTTAGGCGAATTACTTTCGTAATAATCAAGATTTGGGCCCTCTCGCCCACCAACTTTACCATTACTAATTATTTTGTACGAAATCGGCACAAATACGCATTGACCCTCACTATATCCGTCAGGTATTGGCGTATAATCCCCGTGAGCAACTTCATACGTTCTCACATCAAGGCTCTTTACCTTGTATCCAGCATTGTATATAGACTGGCCCTCAATGTTAACACCTCGAATTGTTGCGCCGGTAATTAATCCTCCATTGATATGGGAACCCGTAATGTTACCATTTGAGTCAACTTTAAATGACCCGCTTTCATTTTGGATTTCTGTGCCAATTAGCTTACCACCTCGAAGTGTGCCACCTATATATGCAGATAGAGCAGATAAACTATCCACTTTCAATTTATCGGCAGTTATTGAATTCGCCTGTATCATCCTATTTGTGATGATATTTCCATCTATGAGCGTGTCACCAGTAATATGAATTAATTTACCATCAATCTTAACGCCACCTTCATAAAGGTTTATTCTTGAAAGGATAGCCCCTCCATCAAGTGCTTTAAGACCCTTTGTAACTTTAAGTTCAATACCTTTATCAAGCTGCGTAAAACGGCTTTCTACATCTTCAGCAAGGTTTTGAACTTTAGTACTATATTCGTGAGAAACTTTATTGAATTCTTCACTTAGTTCGTTAACACGCTTATCAAATTCTTTCAATCCTAAACTTTCTTTATCTAATAATGCAGGATCTATTGTTGCTGAGATAGTAACTAATAATTCATTGGATACAATTCCTTCACCTATAGCATCAATAAATGCTGCTTTTACACGATAAATATCCGCATCACCAGTGTAAGTTATCGTATTCCCTGTGGAATTAAGAATATCTGTCTTTGCAGAACCTACAATATAAAACCGAATACTATTAGCAGTACTTGGCATATTTGATACTAATAAGGCAAATCCTTTGATCATGTTTACAGATGTTACTATTGGTGCTTCTAGCTTTTGGAAATCATAGGATACATTTAACCCTGTCCCATATCCTTTTACCGGATTATGACCATAAATTAATAGGTCTCCTTTTCTATTTTTAAGTTGTATTATCTCTCTAATAGAATTTGATTTTACAATCAAGCCTTGTAAATCACCTGTATTACTATTACTTCTGACTTCATAGAAATCAATATAAGTATTTGTGATAGGAGTCCATTCAAGTAGTACGCCCTCTTTTGTTAATTCAATACTTGCTGAATTAACTTTGTCAGGAACGGCTATACTTCCCTCTGTAATTGTGATTTGAATACTTACCTTTGTAGCAATTTCAGATTCAATCCCAGACGTATTAATGGCTTTAATCCCAAATGTATATGTCTTGCTTTCTGTTGCAAAGAACGTATAATTTGTGGACCCTATATAATTTACAAGTTCTTTCCCTGTGTCATTATATAAACGGTATCCATATATATCCGGCTCTTGATTTGGCGACCATTGCAAATGTAGTATGCTACTATTTATAGAATCCTGTACTACCGTAAATTGTTTTACCATTGCTGGCGCTGTTTCCTTTCCAGCAATATATATGGTCTTTTCTATGCCGGGACCTGCAATCCCTAGATCATTTAAGCATATAATACGAACTATATAATTTTGTGTTGTAAGTACGGATCTAATGACTGCAGATGTTTCATTTCCACTGAATGTATTCAGTAATGTATATGTTTCTTCATTTGTACGTTTGTAATATACCTGTACTTGTTTACATTGATTACTAATTGGTAACACCCAATCAACCTTAATATCACATAGTACAGTTCCATCTTTTAACGTATTTACAATCTTAGTTAGCTTGATATCCTTTACTGATAATTCTTTTTCTACCTTGGCATAATCAATTACAGGATACCGACTATAATCAAGTTCATATACAGCCGCATCATATTCTGTAGCTGTTATTGTTACCTGATTATCTCCATTCTTTGTAATTTTGGTAATCCTAAATGGTTTGACCTCCTTATTTGCTTCACCGAGCATATATGGATCATATCGTTTAGGTAATTCTTGTTGTGAGAATTCACCAATTACAGTAATTGTATCTGTATTCGTTTCCTCTGTTACTGCTTGGATTTGCTTTGTAATAATACTGTCATCTTCTAACCGAATCATAATGCTATGATTTTTATTTGGTTTCAATACAACAAATTTATCCAATACGACTGTATTACCTTCTGCTTTTATAATACGACCGCTAGCATCTCCAAATTGAGGAACCGCATGATTGATACCTATAACATCGCCATATTCACACACCATACCGCCTATATCTGTACCAAATGTAACAGTCTGTAACTGTCGCTCATTTGTGGCCATTAGATACATTCCTTCTCTGTATGCTTGTGAACGCCTTGTTACACCAAACAATGACAATTTAGCTGTATTATCATTCTTCTTTAAATTGTTTGCATAGTTTGGACTTCGCACCATAAATACAGTATTTTTGTAGTCATTATCTGTATCATTGTACGTAATTTCTACTGAACGGGCCCTATCATCCCTAGATGAATATTCACCTTTAAAGGATGACTTTACTATTTGCCCCTCTCCAAACACCTGTACAATGTTACTTGGTCTATCCACCACTATGCCATATTGTGTCCCATGCCTTAATATTGTGGCTCGTCCGGAAGTTGCTGCCTTTTGTGCCGCTTCCCATCGTGTCTGGGTTGTATCCATGACCGCATCAAATCTGAACCTTCGTTCTTTTTCTCCACTAATCATTAATACTTCTTCATCTGCATAAGCCGCCGCACTTTTCCATTCATCCCAATACTGTTTGAAATTATTAGCCGGTACACCTTCAACCACATATTCTTCAACATTTGTATTTATGTTATACAATCTCTTACAGTTATGTAACATGTCATATGCAGCCCATATAGGGTTCTTCGCATCTTTTTCAACATATGTTCCTGTATCCCAATCAAAGACATGAACGGTATTTCTTATTTGTCTCCAATTGACATTTGGAATACCTCCGGATAATTGGTTAGTTGCCTTAATCCGTAATCCAATTAACACCTTACCTGGTCTACTATATGCGCTATCCATAATAAAACTTGATAACGTTGACCATGTCATATAAGCTGTTGCTCTTGTTGTCGTTGGTAACTTAGTACCTACAACCCTAATATCATATTGTCCTGCCTCAGGCATTTCAAATTGATATGATCTACGTACAGCTTGGCTAGTTGCTTTTGTTAGGCTAAATATAGACTTCTGCACAGTAATTGTTATGGTTCCCTCTTTTTTCATAAAGATTTCTCTCTGCTTTAAGTCAAAAGATATTATGCCATTATCATAATGCTCGCCATACTTAGCTTCTTTTTTCTTGCCACTTATACTACCTGTTACACTTAAAGTATCTTTATCCTTTTTTGCTACTAATGTCCATACCTCTAATGGTGCTGCACTACCTATTGATTTTACATTTGTAACTATATTGGATAGTCTTCCGTTTGATTTAACAATGTGATTACTATCATCACCGCCAAAATCTTTCCATTCCGTTGTGCCAGTTTTTCTATACATAATTTGAAACTCGGCTGTATTCTTATCATAATCGCCGCTATCATTCACCTTGTATAATCCATTAGGAAATTCAACTGTTACTTCTAACTTCTTAGCTTTCTTAGTATCTGTTGTTCTAATTAATGGTTTATTTTCAGCACACTCAAGACCTATTGATTGGTCTAATACAGTAGTTGGAAAGAATGATATCGGCTCTTGATTATTTTCACCTAACCTTGTTTCAATCTGAACATCTGTAAAGTTTTCTATAGGTGTTGTCCCAATGCGGATATTACTAATACTATCCACAGGGCCCCATCCGCCACAATACAATAAATTCAAATATTGTACATTTTTATCTTGATCATCTGTATTTGTTGTCTCTACATGACACATTAATAATTGAGGGGTTGGTATGCATTCACCATATGTTTCTGCAATCACACCACCTTCATATGTCTGTACGCTTGGCAATGACCATCCATAAGATGTACTTTGTGAATTTTCTGATGTACTACCTATCTGGTTTAATCGGAGCATACTATTTATCAGCTTACCGCCAACCATTGTAATGGCCCCTGTCATGAGTCCAATTGCTAATTTACTAGCTGTTACAGGTAGCCACTTTGCAGCCAATACAGGTGCATAAACTGCTAATGCTAACATGGCCACCATGCCAAGTATCCCCTTTAGGCTTTTACCGATATGTGGAGTTACTATAATTTGATTTCCATCTTGTGGAAAACAATTTACAGGGTCCAATACAAGTATTCCATTTAGGTACACATCTTTATCTGTTGGATCTAAATAAGAATAGAGTGTACCATTTGTACACTCTACCTTTTTTCGTTCCTTTTTATTCGGTTCAAACGGATTCTTTATTTCAACAATTTCAATCATTATACAATGCCCTTTCTGTTGGAATATAGAAACCTAATATTCTTGACTTCCATTTACGAACTCTATCAATCACTACTCCTGTTTCATGACAATAGGCATGAATAAAATGACCATCACCAATATAAACTCCGCAATGGTTCGCCCATTCATTCTCTGCAAGTCGAATAATCACCAAGCATCCTATTTTAGGCTCTTCTATTTTTTGCCACATCTCATTCAAATCATGTTGCATAGTATCTGATATTACATGTGCCTCTTCCGAAGATATAGAATAATCATGAATAATATATCCTTGTCGTTTAAATAATTCCAACGCAAGGCCCCAACAATCTAACCCTGTTATATCTCGGCCACCATCTACAAATGGAATGCCTATTAGATCATCATAATTAAACATTGTTTCCATTCATACCTTCCTCTCCCCCAAATCGTGATGGGATTCTACATGTTTCCAATGTATTATTGCATGGCTCTTTACCTCCTGCATATCCACATCTAACTGATTTAAATCTATACGGACAATAATGCGCCATATAAATATGGGTTGGAAATTTAACTACTGTTTCTGGTGATGCACCTAGTATAAATGTTACCCACTCCTCATCGTATTGAGTCGTTGTTACAGTGAATTCAAAAGCTTGTAGCGGGTCTGTATTGTCTAGCATATTCGCATGTACAACATATATTGTTACCTCCGCATCCGTGAACCCTTTGAATTTTTGTATATACTGTTGCAATGTTCCTGCACAGTTAGATACAGTCCAACTTAACTTAGGTTCTGTTTGCCCATCAATTGTATTGATGTCAAAATTCATAGGATATGCTTGCCATTCTTGCCCATCCCATGTAATACTTTCTGTATTTCTAACCAAGCATATAGGCTCTGTTAATTCTGAATGGACCATTTTAACCAATACCAAGAAAGGGGCATCACTTGCTAATTTATTCTTTTCAATAATTGCCGTAGCAGGCCATCTTAGCATTTGTTACACCTCCTCAAACTGTAATGATCCATACCATCCAATTGGATAATCTAATCGGAAACTAAACTTATCTACAAATCTACATCTGTATGTTTTCCCATCCGTATAGTTTTTAAACTCAAACTCCTCGGATGTTCTAACTTTCTTCCAGAATGCTTTTAACTTTGCATAGTTTTCATCGCTAAGTCCTAGCCATGTATATGTCCAGCTTCCAATCACCCTTGTAGTTCTCGGCCGTGTTATTTTATAGTTGGCATCCGTAGTGGATGTGATTGTACTATCTGTTAGTACTTCCGTATAAGTACTTCCGGAATTCGATGCGGCCGGAATAATCGGCTCCGGAATATCTGTAGGAAACACATACATTATCGCCTACCTCCTATTAATTGTTTCAAAATATCTTGGCTTCCATTTCGGTTACTAGCAATTTCTTCAATCACAATATTTACAATTTGTGTTTTCATATCACCAGTTGATGTCTCTTCCGTAACTGTAACCTTGCTGTTGGTGTAATTATTTACATTCACCATAATCGGTCCTCCGCCTATTGTGTTCGCAATATTACGCCCAAGACTAGCAAATGTATTTTGGTTTAAAGGTAGTACAGCCTCATTATCTTTACCTTCACCCATTAATGACATTACTGGAGCAGTAATTACACCGCCACTTGCAAACTTATATGTGGGTATATTGGGCATTCTAGCAATAGCACTATTTACAAATCCTTGCATTGTTAATTTTTGTACATTACCACCACTAGCAATACTTGGAGCCCCTCCCCCCAATGACTGCCCTAACAATGCTGCCGCTAATCTTGCAGCCGCTATTTTAGCAATGATATTGACTACTGTACTAAGAATTAATTTACCCATATTTTGGGTTAAATCTTTTACACTTGTAATATCTGTTGCCAGATTTGAAAAGATAGATGATAATCCACTAGCAAATGATTCCGCCGCTTCTGCTGTAGCAGCTGACATCGACATATTGCCTTGTTCCCAAAGCTTATAGAATGTCTGTAATTTTGCGGTATCGCCTTCCCAGTCCCTATATTGCTTAGCATCTTTTGAACTTGTTAGTTGTTGGAGTCTATTTGCATCATGTCGGTTAATTGCTAATTTAACAGCTTTATCATATGACTCACGCTCTGCCGTTTCACGTTCTGTTACTAAGGCTTTATATTTGGCTGTGTACCATTCTTCAACCTGTGCTTTAGCTTCCGCATCATCCTTTTGTTTTGCAACTGATTTTAGGCGTTCCTCTCGCTCTCTATCTAGTTCATTTTTAGATACAATAAACTGTTGTTCAGCTAAATCTTTATAGTTTCCTAAGATTTCTGCATTAGTTTTAGCTGTATCCAGCTTTAATTTATCCCGTTGCTCCTGTAGCTTTTTATTTACTTTATCTACTTCAACAGTTTTAAACTGATCTAATAGCTTTTCAGCATTTGAGGTATCAATTGTATCGCTGACATCTTTAATCTTCTTGATTGCTTCTGATTTTTTTCGTACATCCTCCTCAATCTTTTGAATTTCACTTTCATAAGATGTACCAATTTCTCCAGTGATACTTTGCTTTAATTCACCTTCTAAATTCTTTAAATCCTTTTTTGCATCATCAATTGATTTTTGACGGCGTAATATATCAGCCCCAGTAAGGCCACCTTCACCCTTCATGTCTTTATAAAGTAATTGTGCATTGGCTGCCTTTTGAGACCTAATATCTTCCGTTCCTTCTGAACGTGTTATCCATTTGTCAACTAACTTAGCCGCTAATCCTACATCTTGACTATTTCCAAGTTCTGCTAATGCTTTCTTATAATTATCCTTTTCTTTCCCATATAGCATTTCATATACCTGAAACGCTTGTTGAGTGTGGATATCATATGGATCTGAATGATTCTGCTTTGCAAAGTTAAATAAATCTTCTTTTCTATCTAACAACCATTGTTGAATACCGAATGCGCCCCCATTGGGATTTACAGCCTTTGCATTTAAGTTCTTTGTATTTCCGCCTGATTCAAGCATATTCCCACCAGCCATACCAAAAGCTATACGTGGATCAATACCTTGATTAATCATGAACCTAACAGTTTCTGCTGCACTTGAAGTATCTTTATGAGTCGTAGTGGTAGATGTTTTACTTATAGAATCTCCAATATTCGATATGTTTTGCATTTGTGTAGCTAACTCAGCTTGCATTTTAGCTTGTTCTGCTTTAATCTCACCTAATGCCGCATCTGCACTAGCCTTTTTTTGTGCTGATACATAAGATTCATATTTATTTCTTAATCGCTCAGGTACTTCTACATAACCGGCACTATCATTGGCAAAAACAACTTTACCCTCTCTATTTTTTGCAAGATGATATTTCTTTCCCTTATCCATCAAGGTTACTTCATTGGCGTGTTGAAATTCTGCTTCTGCTTTATTGGCTTGTCCCATAGAATATAGTGCAAATCCTACGGCTGCCGCTACACCTAACCATCCACCAGCAAGAGCCCACACTGCTCGTGTTAATGTTGTAACAGCTCCCATAGCTCTGCCTGCTGCACTAACTGCTACCGCTCCTGCCGTTGTGGCTCTTACACCGACACCTTCATAGCTTGCTGCTAATACTGCATTCTTTTCAATATTTGCTGTTGCCGCTGCTGTTGCTGTTGCACTAGCTTCTACGGCTTTTGTGCCTGCAACTGTTGCAGCTACACCTACTTTACCTTGACTAGCTACTACAGCCATATCACTTTCTACTTTGCGAACATTAGACGCTACATGTAGATTTGCTGATTCTTCTGCCGCTACCCCTGTAGATAATATGGATCTATTAACTGCAATTGAACTTTCTGCCGCTTCTGCCCGTACGCCTTGGAAGCCAATAGTCATAGCCGCTCGAATTTGCTCTGCTGATTGCGTTGCCTTGATACTAATCTTGCTAAATTCCTGCGCTAAAAATGCACTCGTTTCTTCTGCAGATAACTTTTGTTGATTAGCTGTTTTAATCGCTTCTCTTCGCATTTGTGCATATACACGTTCATTATCTCTAAGTGCTTTATTAATCTGTGCTTCTTGCGCTCTTGTTAATTCAGCTGTATCTAACCCCATTGGGCTTTGCGAATTTTTCACAGTTGATACTACTGCATTAACTGCCGCCGCTGCTTTTTTAGCAATCTTAATGCTTTCATACAATGCTACAATCTGAACTAATGTTTTAGCCGTACTTGCAATCTCATTTTTATTTTTATTTATCCATACTGCTGATTCTTGCAAATACGGTAGCAATTGTGGTAATAACTCCATTACTAATGGTGTAATGGCTGCACCGCTCGCTAGTTTAAGTTGTCCAAACTGCAATTCCATCTCTTTCAATTGAAGAGATGCTTTATGCATTTCTTCTGGATTTAGACCAATTCCTTTGACTTTACTAGCAACTTCCGCCGCTTCATTGTAATTCTGCAATACAGAAATTAAAGCAAGTCCACGAACACCAAGGGTATTCATCACATATTCCTGCCCATATCCCGCATCAGCAGCCGCTTTATATCCTTTTGCTAACTCCTCCAATTGTTGATTAATTGGTAACATCTTACCATTAGCATCAGTTAATGAAACGCCAAATAGTTTTAGTGTTTCTTGCGCTTTCTTACCCTCATTACTATTTCCGGATAATGCTTTATCCAATCGCATAATTGTTTTAGCTGCTGTATCCGCATCAGATCCTGTAATCTTTAGTATTCGGTTCATTTCAGATGCTTCTTTAGTTGTGATTTGGTACCGTTGAGATAATTGGTAAACTGCTTCGCCAGCTTTCACAGAACCCTCAATCATGGATGTTAGTCCAAATCCTCCGGCCATAATTCCCGCTATAGCTGTAAACTTACTAACCAAACTACCTACACGACCTGTTACACTATCTACACTTGTAGAAAACTCATTAATTGGATTTACATTAAATGCTTTCCCTACCTGCGTTTCTACCTTCTGTAGTTCTTGTTTAAACTGATTACTATCCGCACCTATCCTAACCTCTAAATCTGCTATGGTTGTTCCCATCATTCCACCTCCTTTCTTTATAAATTAAATGTACGTAATAACTCCTCTTTCTCACTTTTCTTATCTTTTGACATATCTTGATGTAATGGATTGAAAATATCATCTACTGTAATTTTGCTTTCTCTCCCTAAGTTTGGAGCAAGCATCCAGTATGTGAAATATGCTTGCTTATAGTCCTCTTCTTTTTTACGGGCATAATGACCATCAAGTAATAAATAGAACTCTTTCATAGTTAGATTTTCAAGAGCATCAGGCAATAGATGTAATGGTCCATATGCAATTGGTTCTACAGTTCTAATCCATTCTTCAATGGAGGCTACTTCTTTTTCTGTTCCTCCACCTGTGCTTCCACTTCTTCTGGTAGCTTTGGGATAAAAAAACCAGTATTATATAATGCCATCATTAGGAACCCTGCCAACGTATCCAATGTACCTTCACCTTCACAATATTTATCGATTAGATCATATGCTTTATCTTCCGATAAACCACCAACTACCGCATATTGTAAGTTTGCCATAATGAAATCAATGCCTACTCGTTCCTGTGCATTGCCATCAAATCTTGTTAGGATTGAAATCAAAGAACATCCTAATGTTCGTTCAATCTGACGCATAATACCAAGTGTATACAATAATTCATATTTTTCCCCATTGACGGTCAATGTAGTTTGTTCTTTCATTTTTATCTCCTTATATAAAATAGGGCGGGATAAAACCCGCCCTTTGTTTTACAAAATTATGCTGTTACATTTACTGTGATAGGAATTGTCTTTGCTGCAAATTTTGCTTCAAGTACATGGTTACCTACTGTCATATTTTTGAGGTATTCCTTTTTCAAAGTTAATGTACCTTCTGCAAATTCGTAGTCCTTTCCGAATACCAATACAGTACCAGTATCATCGGTTACAGTACGAATTGTAATATCTGTAGGTGTTACTGCTACAGTTTTATCTGCTGCAGATGCTTTAGAGAATGCAGCTGTAGGAGATGTAATTTTAACTTCACCAATCGCAATCAAATCGCTAATTGCGCCATACCCTGTTAAGGATACCTTTAATGTTTGAATTACATCAGAAGCGTTATTATCTTCAAAAGATGTTGTATTCGCCCAACCTTGTTTGTAAGAACCGTCCGGATATTCTACACGTACATACACGGCTTTACCTTCACGGAATGAATAGCGCAAGATATCCACTGCATTGTCATTTAACACGTATAGACCATCATATTCGATGCTCCAGGACTTCATACCAGGGATGCCTTTTTTCCAACCGCCACTAGATTTATCAGAACCATCCAAGGAGTCTGCCTGTTCTTTAAGTGGTGAGTTCTTTTGACCACCAACCAATAACCATGTTAATGGTGTTTGTTTAGATGCAATATACAATAACGTATCTTTACCAGCTACCGCCTTTGTATCACTAGGTGCCACTGGTAGTGCTGTAATTTGCTCTTGTGTTAATGCCATATTAATTACCTCCTAATCAATTTCTTCAATTGTGTACTCAATCATCATGATCCCATGATAAGCACTAGTCTTATCTTCGTATCGTTCCCCTATTGCCTGATATAAAGATATATGGGCATCACCGACCTGTTTAAACCCTTCAAGTGGTAATTGGTAATGTCTAACTAATGTAGCTACATCATTTAGAATTTCATTAACCTCTTTCTTACCAGGTTGATTGCTCCATATATCTATTTGCTGGCTAATTCTATGTACTGTATGTGTTTTATTATCTTCCACAGGTACACCATGAAACTCACCCAACCAAATATACGGCATTTCTTCATCCCCTGCAGGGATACGATCATATACAGGAGCCGTCTGTCCTTCTGACAGCAATTTATAAAATGCTTTTTGTACAGCATTAAATGGAATTGTTTTTATCTTCATTTCTTTATTGCCACCTTAATTGCACCTTCAATCGTTGGACGAACCTTATCCATAGCTGGTTTCATAAATGGCTTGGCAGATATTGCAGGAATTGTAGCATTAGTCATAAACCAGCCGGCTGCTCCTGGGGCTAATACTTTTTTCTTTTTGGGCATTACTACATGCCCCTTTGTGCCAAATTCAATTAAATGTGCTACCGGTGAATTTGTGAATACCCGTCCATAAATACCTTGACTATGTGTTTTAATTTCTTCCCTTAGTGTCCCTTTAAATTTACCAGTTCTATAAGGTGCCAATTGAATTGCTACAGTTAATACTTCATGCGTTTTATTCCTTGTTACTTCTTTAATTCGTTCTTGTGTTTCAGAATTATAATTGTGAATATCTCGCATTGCCTTATAAGTAGCATTAGATATATCAGCTTTTACAAATGCCATAGTTACCTACCGTTTCTTGATTGCCTGACATGTCAATATATAAGAATCCGTATTATACTCTATGTCTAATATTTCATAATTTGTATTACGGTACCTAATAATACAATCAGTATCAATTGCTTTTAACGGTCGTATCTGTATACCTTGTGTAATTGCTGTAGTAGGGCCTTTCCCACTATCACCATCCCAAAATCTTGGTTTTAAAATAGCGGCCCATACCGTGGCAATTCTACGTGGTTTTTCTTTTTTAAACCCACCTTGTCCATCCGGCTCTATGGTCTGCCGTAATATTTCTATACGGTTCTTCATAGATCCAATCCGTAACATGATTATTTACCTTTTCCGGACTTGGAATCTTTACCCCCATCTTCGTCTGGTGGATTTTCATCACCATCATTATCCTCATTTGGTGGATTTGGATTCCCTTCTGGTGGATTTGGATTCCCTTCTGGTGGATTTCCTTCACCACCAGTTTTAGCATTCGGTGGAGTAATTCCCGCATCATCAATAACTTCAATTAGACCTGTTTCTACATATGGTTGCGCTTTTTCATTTTCTACTTCTACTACGTCATCAATTTGAAGCCATTGGCTATCAATGATAGTTGGATGTAATACTTTTACTTTCATTTGTTACCCCTCTTTCTTATGTTCAATCTGCAGTAATAATGAAGTAATAGTAAACGGTAGTTCACCACCACCGCCTACTACATTTCGGTTATCATACCAATGCCCACATAACATCTTAACGACTAAAAGCATTTGACTATTTTTTTCGTCAAATGCTTTCCCTGTGCCGTTCTCTATATATGTTTTTGCTGCTTCAATATAATTTTCAATTACTGTATTTTCATCATTACTGTCTACCCGTAAATATTCTTTTACATCATCCAGTAACTTTTGCATAATAATTACCTTATGCCAATTTCAATTGACCAAATACAGCTGCTTCATTATCTACAATTTTTGTATCAAAACGAAGTGTACCACGGATATTGTAACCATCTGTTACAAATGCATTACCACCAATATTTGTACCTAACAAGGTAATCGCTTCACGGTCAAACAATGTAATTGTCTCTGTTAAATCCCCAATAATAACTGGTGCATTTTTGCCGCTACCGCTAGTATCTGTAGGTAATACCTTATTACTTACCACTTTAACCACTTTACCACTTAACATCTTTTCAGTTGGATTTAATGGGTTCGGTTGCAATAAATAATGACCTTGTGTATCTTTCAATTTATCAAGGTAATTATACCCATCTTGGTTAGTTAAAAGAATAGAAGTCAATGCAATTGCTGGATCTAAGTCAACATTTAAAACGTCTTTTAATCCATCAATACCTGTAATTGGTTTTTTCGTAAGCATATTAATTAATTTAGCGATTTCTGTATTACGTGTAATCGTATCCTTTTTAGCCAACCAACGATACAAATAGTTCAATAAGTTTTGGTCTGTATCTGCTAATAGTTCACTAGAAATCGGTAAAATGCCTGCATATTTTTGGACTTTGTATTCAACACGATTGAATTCTGGAGTTTCCAAATTTGCAATATTTGCTAGTTCAGCTACATTTGGGAATGCTGTCATGGTGGAAAGCTTTTCATAAGTTCGCTCACCACTCATAGTGGCAACCTTTTCAACACGTACTAATTCATCCAATGGGTTTAATGTTCGTTTCAATTCATTAATGGCTGTTTGTACATCTTTAGGAACAATGAACCCACCATCTTTACCTGTGCCTTCATTCAATGTGCTAGCACGCACCAATACTTCATTTTCTTCTTTAGACAATTGATTGCCACGCAAAGCACGAGCCATGATTTGATTTACATCAATATCATTATCATGATTTTGATGTTGACGTGCTTCTGGTGGTACAGTATCTACACTATTTTCACCCAATGTAATTTCTACTTGTAATTCACGTTTTAAGCGGCGCAATTCTTCTGTTGCTTGCTCCGCATCATCCAGTTTACCTTCATTCATTAGTCCACGGATTTCTTCATTTTTTGCTACCATCTTTTGGCGTAATTCACGTTCTTTTTCGTTCATGGTTTATCCCTCCAATAATTCTAATTCAATTGCTAATTTACGTTTTCGAACTTCATCTAGTTCATTCTTTTGAGTCTTCTTGAACTCTTCTAAATCACGCTTTGCCGTGTCTGCTTCTGTATCAGGATATGCCGGTGTCGTAACAATAGAAATATCCCATAAGCGTTCGATTGCCGTAATTGTTCGAATGTATACTTGATCATCCTCATCCCATATCCATTCAGAACCATTTTGAGCCAATGTAAATGCAAATGAGCATTGACCTACAACACCTGCATCAAGATTTGTAATTAAATCCTTTGCATATGTGGTTTCCGTTGGTATTGATTTAAAATATAAACCAATATCATCTACTTTAAGTTCCAATGACCCCGCCCCTGATGGCACAGTATTGCGTGCCAATGGATAACTTTCATTATGGTTATACAATGCAACTACATTACTCATATCTGTTTTATCCAAACAGTTTTTAGATAGCATTTCCACAAAGCCACCCATATTTTCTGACCGGGTCCCAAACTTTAATGCATAACCTTCGATATATGGTAACTCACCGTTATCATTCTCCACCTTCCGGATTTCTATCTTGGTCTGAAGTGTTCTCCGTTCCTTGTCCATTCCCCTCACCTCCTTTCACTGTTAAGTCTTCACCAGCTTTAATTTTTGCCAGTTGTAATTTCTCCAAATTATCGGTAGTCGTATAATTTAGAGATATAAAATGCTTATCACCCATACCATCATCTATAGGCTTTTGCTCTTCCATAGCTCGTACTTCATTTAGCGTATATACGCCAGCTTGAATCATTTTTGTATAGTATTCCGCCCTAGATTTACTATCCCCTCTAAGCTCTGCATCAGCATTAAACTTTATATAATACTGTTGTCGTTCTATTTTGGTAAATAGTTTGTAATTAATTTCTTGTTCCCATTGCATAAAAATAGGAAGCAGTGTTGACTTGATATATTCAAGCCCCATTGCTTCCGCATTTGCATAGGTTGCTCTATCTAGTTGTGCTAATTTATGAGGAGGTACCCGGTAAACTTTAGCCACCTCATTAATCCCAAATTTTTGCGTCTCAATAAATTGTGCTTGATCAAGCTGCATACCTATGGTCTGAAATTTTAATCCCATATCCAATACAACTGTTTTACCAGCATTATCTGGACTCGCATACCGGCTTGCAAAATCTTTCCTTAACTTATCCTTTGCTTCTTGATTGATTTTTGAATCTGTCTGCAATACACCAGATACTAGTGTTCCATTCTTGTAGAAATTGCTGATAAATTCTTTCGTTGAATTCTGCCCTCGTAATTCATCAACTAATGTTCTCCATGGTGCTTTACCTATAATGCCATCTCTAGCCATTGTTTTAAAATGTAGTACATCAGATGGTTGTAATGTAATTGTTTCACCTTGTAATGTTTGTGTTTGATATGTTAATCGACCAGTTTTTACATCCAGATATGGAACAGTAGATGATGGTTCTAATGGCCATATTGCTTTGGGAAATCCATCATTTCCCCAATCAATAAATGCGAAGGCATTGCCATACAACCCCACATGCATTTGTAATGTTTGTTTCAATGTAAATGCACTCATCAAATGGTTAGGCCTTGTATATAACAATTCTGCTACAGGATGTTTCATCCCTTTTGTTCTATCTCCATCTCCATAATATGTATGGATTGGAAGTTTTGCTAAATCATCTGCCAAAATGCTGACACAGGCAAATACATTTGAGTTTTTTATAACATCACTTACCCGCATAAATTTATTTGTTGACGTTCCCAAGAAATCTATAATTGAATCCGCATCAACATGATTAGGCTGCATGTAGCCATCCCTTTTTTCAATGAACTTTCTTAGTATCAATTGTTATATCTCCTTTCCTATTCTCCATATGGTCTATCCCTCGTTCCTTTTCTTTCAACATGGTATGCCGTTCCAATTATGTATCCAAGTACACAGGAGGCCAACGCAATACTATATATGCCTACTATCGTATGGATCATAAATCCTCCAATGCAAAAAAAGATGGCCCCTATTGTAAATAGCAGGTCATCAATTATACTTCCTATTATTTTTATGTATTTCATTACGACTCCTATAGACTAAACTCATCACTCATTATATACATACTCAAATCATCATCAGCCGCTACTTTTGCCCTTGTGTAAGCATTTATTATGGCTGCTATTGGGTCAATACGTTCAGTACTTTTGGCCTTATCTAACATAATATTTTCTTGAGCATCAACTTTAGTTACAGCATTACTAATTGCCCAATCTAATAAATCATTAATTGGGTGCAATATATTGCCTTGATATGTTTCTGCTCTGAATGACTTTGTAGGTTCAGACAATGTAATAATACCTTGTCTGATTTCTACAATTCCCCATCCCTTATTTGATTCTAATTCTTGGGTATAGTGAGTAGCATTATATGGATCATAACAAACATCTTTAATATTTAATCCATATTTATTTAATGTTTCTTCAATCCATTTAGTCATAAATCGATAATCAACAATTTCACCTGGAGTAATTGTTAGCCATCCTCTTTCACTCCATAGTCTATATGGGATTTTATCTGTTCGTTCTTTTGTTTGTACTGTTTCTTCCGGTATAAAACCATGTGCTAAAGTAATAAATTTCTTACTGTTATTAATATCTACCGGGATTACAATCCCAGCAGCTGTAAGGTCAATTGTTTTTGATACGTCAATACCTACATATGCATCATATCCATATAGTGATATTCCTAAATCATTTTCAAAATCCTCATTTAATCTTCCTCGTGCCTTCCATTTTGCCATATCAATATATGACTGCGCTGATTGTTTAACCCATATATTCATATTCTTAGTCATAAATGACACCATCTTTTCTGGGCTTTCTATCGCTGACATATAATTACTTCTGATATTTTTTAATCCTACTTCATATGTAGCTGCAATTGGATTGGCTTTTATCCAACACTCTTCATCGTTTATGTCATCAATCAGATTCCCTTCTTCATCTCGATCTAATTCATTAACCATACAAAAATAATCCGGTATATCAAATTCGATATCCGGATTTAGGATTTTACTTACTAATGGATATTCAATTCTATAGCAAGGCCCCCCTAAATTATTACCTGCTGTTGTAATAATAAATAATAAAGGTTGTCGCCGTGCAATCATACCTGTCTTAATGACTTCTAATATTTCATCTGTTGGATGCGCATGATATTCATCAATCAGTCCACATTGTGGATTTAAACCATCGCCAGTTTTTCCATCATCTTTAGATAAAGCACGCATTATTGAATTACTTTTAATATGTACAATCGTACTATATGCTTCTTTCCATTTGCCTTTAAACAAAGCACTTGATTTTTTAAGCATTGCCAATACTTCATTGTAAATGATTTTTGCCTGGAGTGTTTTAGTCGCACCTATATAAACTTCTGAATTATCTTCACCAAGTGCCATTAATTCATAATCACCAACTAGACCTAATGATTGAGATTTTGCATTTTTTCTTCCCACTTGCCAATATGCCTTTGTAAATCTTCTATACCCAGTATCTTTATGAATCCATCCATAAATGTTACCAAATATAAAACGCTGTATTGGTGTAAAAATAATGGGCGTATTTACTAGCACGCCTTTAGTATGCTTATGTAAACTTGCCCATTTATAAAATCTCTCTGCTTTTGCATCATCAAAGATATAAGGAAATTCATCCGTTCCTTCACGGCTTATATCCCTCAGAAATCTTTCACATGCCCATCTATGTTTCTGGCAACAATGCTTGGTGTCATTAATACAGTCTTTAGCATATTGTATTAACTCTTCCTTTATTGTCATATATCACCAAATCCATTCTGATCTAATTCTGTTTTTTCTTCCTCTGGTGGTTTCTTAGGTACGTTTTTAATTTTAGCCAATGGATTCAAGAATAACCTATCTTCCATTTTAACCAATGCATCCATCTTTGCATTAATGGCCTTATCTAATGAAATTATTCCGCCGATAGATAATATATATTCGTATTTCTCTATCATTTTCTGAATACGTTTTGGGTGCACATTCCCTGCTTCTAGTTCATCTTCAATTATTTCATTCTCATCATCATCAACTTTAGGCATTAACTGACATATGGTGGTTCTACGTTCTAGTAAATCCATATATTCACTATAGGCCATGCAGTAGCGGCCGAGCATTCCAATATCTCCAGATGCTACAAAATCAAAATCTTTATATAGCCTTATTAATTCTTTCCATTTTGCATATGCAATTTTGTCATTTTTTATATGTTTTGGACATACTAATTTATCATTTCCAAAACGTATTTCTGTGTTTTTTCTATGTTCAATTTCGGCTTTTGTTAAATGTCGTTTATTTCCATCAGCCATGATTAAATCTATAGGTTTCGCATTTCGGCCCACTACTTTTTCACCTCTTTTCATTGCCTATAAAATTTTCGTTTCTCAGAAATAGTTTATTTCACGAACTTTTTACGAAGAAAGGAGCCACACGGTCTGGGTTTTCAAGTTTCAAACATTTTTAAATAGGGGGGTATTCTCACTATTTATCATTATCGTTTAACCATATTACCAAAGCCGCCATTCTCTCTTGCTGTTTTCTTATCATGACAGCGTTTATTCATGGCTTGCCAGTTGTTTCTGTCCCAAAACAATTTCATATCTCCTCTATGAGGAATGATATGATCCACTACATTTGCTGCCAATGGATTGCCTGATGCCTTGCATTCAGCGCATTCACATGTTGGATGTTCTGCAAGAAATACTTTCCTAGCTTTATCCCATTTCGAGGTATATCCTCTAGCATGTGCAGATAGTCTTGTATTATCTTGTTTAACTTTATGCTTTTCACAATATCTATCTGTTGTTAATTCATGACATCCAGGATACCTGCATTCATGCCTTGCTCTTTTCATTTGCATCTCCACATAAAAAGCACCCACTAATTATTGTGGGTGCTTTTTATTTCTTCTTCATTCCATATTTATTTACACTATCATTATAGCTTTATCTTTACGACACGTCCACGACACTTTTACGACAATTTACTTTTTATCCCTGTTAATCCCCATAACAGAATAGACATCTCTTCTAACCCTTTTTTGATATAGCGTTGTACTGTTCGCTCATCTACATTAGGATTTAGTGAGTTACCAATATCTTTCAATTGTTCACCGTTAATATAATACCGTCTAACACAATCACAATAATTCACTCTACGACATTTACAACGCTCATCATAGATATCAATCATGTTATCTATATGCCGCATCATGAGTTCTGTTTGTTCCTTGCTTCTTATAATTGACTTAACCATCACTTTACTGTCATCGTCAAACATTTCTCCTAATAATTTATCAAGCCATAAATCTTTAGCTTGTGAGGAATCTGATATACTATTCTCTACATAAGTCTTTAACTTATTGTAGTGTTTGAATAACTTCATTGTATTGTGTCTAAGAGTATCTATCGTTTCCTTTTCATTCCTACTTATTTCTTTTCTATATTCTTCTATTGCTGTTTTAGCCGCAATAGTCGTTATTTGTCTTATTAATTCCTGCTCAGTCAATGGCTACCTCCCGCATCAAGCACTTTGTACTATTTCCCTTGTACGATTTCCAATGCTGATTCTGTCCAATCATGTATATGTTCATCTGCATATATAAAGTATTCATCCCCACCATCAATCTTTTTGTTTTTTCCTTCTACATATGTAAATATGCTTGGTGTCCCCCATGTACTAGTTACATAGGCATCATCATGAATTACTTCCCCATGATCATATATAGCTCCACATGTATTATCCCAGTCTTCATTAATCCCAGCATATACCATTATATTAGGTCCATATTCTACAATATGTTTTGCCACTTTATCCCAATTAAGATTTCTTATCTTTTCCCCTCTTAATTGAGTAGTTATATTGTTATTAATGCATTTCATTGTATCCATTAATCATTCTTCCAATCTACATGTAACCATTTAGCAATATATATTTTATTTGGCCAGAATAATACTCCTGCAGTTGCACCTCCAACTATTAACCAATCATTATCTGTAAATGTATAAAATATACCTTTTATTACCACGCTAATTAATACGATAGAAAACATAATGTCAATATAATTACAAACATCTACAATATACTTTTTGAATTCATTATTTAGTTTCATCGATTCACCCACTTCATACAACCAATCCTTAAATAGTTAATAACTTCACTTTCATTTAATGCCTTTACATCTTTGCGCTTCTTTGCCCTTTTAATATATCTAGCATCTTCTCTTTTATTATTAGATATATTGACCACTATTAATCCCGCATCACCTAATAGGCTTTCTATTTCATCCTTATGGTCTTCATACAGGTCTTGTGGTACTGCATAATACAAATATCCTACATGTAAATGATCATGATATCTTTTCTTCTTAAAATCTGCTCTGAAATCTTGAATACTTACCTTGATTTCTATTTCAGTAACAACTCTTGCTTTAAGGCTGAAGTAGATTAAATCTGCTTCATATTCCCCTTTCCCATCGCCATGCATTGTTATATTAGGAATAGTTATATTCTTTAAGAATAAATGCTTTCCTAACTTCTTTTGCATTTCCTCTTCCGTCATATTTTATAGCCCCTTATGCCACCTTATTTGGCTCTTTTTTGTTTTGCATTCGCCCTATATCTTGCTCTATTAGTTTGCAACCGTTCTATACGTATTTTCTCTTCACAATCATAATCACTGCATATTACCCGGTTGGTTTTATTTGTATGAAATTTCTTACCGCAACATATACAGTATCGTTCGTACTTATATTTCTTTGCTTCTTCCGCATCACGCTTCGCTTTTATTTCTGCCCTTACCTCAGCTACTGTTCTCTTCTTTGGTATTGGCTTTCCTGCTATACAATCAGGACAATGCTTTTCTGAACCTACTGGTGTGAATAATCTATCACACCTATGGCATTTCATTTGCATAACTCTTATCCTCCTCATATTCCCCTGTGATCGGATTTAATCTAAACAGTACTTCATCGTCCAGTCCATATGCATTACTTTCTAAATGGTTTATCTCCAACCATTTGTTATATGTCATTGTAAGCATCGTTTCTAAATCGTTTTTCTGCTTTTGTGTGACATCTGATAAATAATCTGTAAGCCCATAATCCAGTTCATGTAACTCTCTATCATTATCTATGATTTCATCTACATGGATTACAGGGAAATGACATTTTACTACCTTACCTACTACAAATTCATCATCTTCACCTTCGCTAGCCAGTTGCGCCAAATATGCTTTTGCTTCCTCAAAACTATCATGCGGTGCAATACAATAATCTGATACAGTAACTTGCCCACCATATCTTACGGATTCAACTGCAGGCATTCCATATAGCTCTTCACTTTTTATATCACCTGAAATGGCTGCACAATTATTAAATGGTTCTACTTCATATATTTTGCTAAATCCATCAAATTGGTTTAGTACAAATACTTCTACATCCTTATTTTGAATTTGTTCTAATTGTTTAATTAGCTCTTTTACTTTCATTTTTTTCTATTCTCCCTACATAATGCACACCCATTATTGAATACTCTATGCCAGGTTACTTGATTTACTACACCCATTTCTCTACATCTATTACTGATACAATTAACTAGCTTCAGTTGCTCTTCAAATGTAAATAGATTTGGTCTCTTCTCCTTATACAGATATGTATTTAATGCAATGCCTATATAACTTGCACATGTACTTTGACTTAACTGACAATATCTACGCCATTCTTTAATATTTTGACTTGCTTCATCAATTGATACTTTCCATCTGTAAAATGACATCGTATATTCCTTTTATTTGCAAAATTCCATTAAACTTGTTTGTGTTTTTACATCGCTTAACATTTCTGATTTCGCCTTACTATAGAAGTCTTTTGATATTTCAAACCCATATGCACTACGTCCTAACTCCATAGCTGCTCTTAATGTTGCGCCACTACCTGCCACAGGATCTATTACTACATCACCTTCATCAGTAAAGATTTCTATCAATCTCTTTAATACTGATACAGGCTTTTGTGTTGGATGAATTTTAGGAATGATATTTTTGTTATCCCTACGCCATTCAAACCAGTTAAATATCATCTTATGATTATTATTAAATTTCGGTAGTTTCTCTCTATATAAAATCAAAGCATATTCTGTAGCACCAACTACACGCATATTGGCTTTTAATGCTTGTGCTGAATAATTCTTGATAAAAGAGATTGGTATATAATTCTTAAACCCATGTTTCTTGGCATATTCAATTACCATCGCTTGCTGTTCATAGCTACAGAACACAATCATACATGGAGCCTTGCCCCTCTCTTTTGGTTCTTTCTTTAATAAGCGATTACAGAAATGAAAGTATTCTGCAATATTGAAATTATGATCTGTATTAAAGAATGCTTTTCCTGCTTTCTTACTTTCACCGTTTTTATTGTCTCCACCTATATACCACATAGGATTACTTGCATATGCTGCCCCCCCTAAATTATAGGGAATATCAGCTATTACAAGTTGTGCTTTAGGTATGCCATATCTTTTGTAGTTCTGAAAATTATCATTAAATAATTCTACTTTCATATTCTGTTCAATGCCTTCCATTCATCTAGTTTGAATATAGCCTTACCATGCTTTTGAGCATATTCATATTCACCTTTACAGCCTCGACTCTGTTCCCATCCATCGCACAATACTAGGATGTCACAATGCCCTAATAGGCCTAGGCAAATATCTAGCCCCTTTTGGTATTCATCACCTGTTAAATAAACAAATCCATAGTTATGGATAGGTGATACATAATCATTGGCTGTATCTGCAAATATTAATTCATTCATGATTACATCTATCTTTTCTCTATTGCTTTTCTTCCCACCATAAGGATGGGCTACATAGATAAGCTTCTTACTCATTAATTTAATCCCTTCGCTGCTCTATTAAATGGACTGTTTTCATATGGTGCGATATCATCCGCATCATCCATATCTAAATCATCATCTTCACCAATGATCCCCGCATCACTGGTGTCAGTATTACCATTGGCTTGTTGTTCTTCATCAAATAGGTTGGCTTGCGCACGTTTTCCTTCAATGTATGCTTCAATTTCACCTAGAACTAGATTAATGTCTTCGGCTAAGTCCTTATTAACATCTAGCCATTTAGTGCTAAATACACATACTTCGCTTTCTTTGTTACGTAGATATCCCTTTACTTTAATGCCAGATACTTCATCTGGGAAGAAATCTTTACCACCATATCTAAATTCAATTCCAGATACAGCTACCATGTTTTGAGCAAATTTAAATGCTCCAAACTTGGATAGTAATAATGCTTTCATTGTGACATGTGCTTCCTTGAATTCTGGTCTTGGCTTTTCATACGATTTCAAAGAATGCTGCTCATCCATTCCTTGTACGTATTTCGTATAAGAAATATCAAATTTACCGCTTTCCATTTTAAATTTTGTTATTGTATACCTCATTTTCTTTTCTCCTTTACTTTTCTAGCATCAATATAGCCCTTACAATTTATGCATTTCTTAGCCATGATATAAGGTACTTTTACTCTAATTCCTCTTTTATCCGGCACCGGCAACATTAATTTATTAGGGCATTTACAAGTAGTCCTTACAAATAATCCTTGATTGCCTGTAAACTTTACTGCATGCTTACATGTTTTAGCTTTTAAAAACATATCCTTTGGTCTTGCCATTACCGCATCAACCTTTCCGCCCTTTCTAGGGCTTTATTTCGTTTCTTTTCTATTGGCAATGTCTCTGCATTGCCCTTATCAAAAGGGTATTTGTTCATCATCATTGAAGTTATCAAAGTTTGATGGTTCATTATGCCCACCATTTAATGCGGCCCCTACAAAACTTGCTACCACTTCTGTTACATATCGCTTTTCACCATTCTGAGTTTCATATGATCGTGTTTGAATTCTTCCTTGTACCAAACATCTATTCCCTTTTCGTAAGTTCCCTATTTCTTCTGCCATTGTTCCCCACGCTACACAGTTTACAAAGGCTGTCTGTTCCTTTGCTTCCTTTGTATTGGCATCAATATAGGTATTGCTTGCAGCTACTGTAAATGTTGCTACCGCTCTACCAGTCTTTGTATATCTTACTTCTGGGTCTCTCGCTAGATTACCCATTAAATTAACATTGTTCATGCTTATTCTCCTTTATGCTATTTGTATAGATGCCATCTACTTCTTCTAATTCAGTAACTGATATTTCCCCATTTAGCCATGCAGCACATATAGCTACATCCATAAATGAATTTGTGTATATTCCATCATCTGTGGTATGTATCCCTACAGATATTCCAGATTCTGTAAAATATATGTATTTCCCTGTATCATTCCATGCATTCATTGCATATGCATTTATGATTGCTTCTCCTGTTGTTCTAGGAATAAATACTATTCCTCTATATTTGTTTTCCATTAATTATCCGCCCTTTTATTCCATGCCTTTTCACAATCTAAGTACATTGGCCACTCTTCAAAATGAGTAACGGCTCCACATTTATCACATGCCACCATATGATGTTTTAGCCCTACTTTTATCCCTGTCATAATTCTCATATGTTTATTCCCGCAAAACGGACAGGGCCTTAGTCGATTTTCTCTGTTCATATTTTCCCCTCCAATCAGGTAATCGAATTAGCCTATATGTTCTAAATGGAAATCCATAATTATTTACCCCTTCATAGACACTATCTTTATCTAAGTAGTATCCATTAGGTACTTTAATATCCTTACGCCACTCTGTAGCCTTTAGTATCTTTTTCTTTACTTCTGGCTTTTCAAGATTAGTACTAGATACCCATTTCTTTCTTATCTGGGCATCATGATGGGCAATATCAGATTTCCGTTCTTTCATAAAATACTTTGCCAATCCTATGGCATCTTCTGCTTCACCTCTGTAATACTCAATCTTGGTGTATCCATGTGGCCATAGTTTCTTCAATAATTTAGTGGTTAACTCCACACCTCTTGAAAGCAATGCATGGAAATGTATGCGCCCTTGCTTTTCCATTACGTAAATGTATTTACAGGTTTGTTCTGCCTTCTGAAATAATTCCCGGACCTTCCTGAAAAATTTCCTAATTTTATCTTTGGCTTCTGATTCATCCTCCTCATCCTTAAATGTGAGTGTCAGATAATAATCATCTGCCTTGAAATTCATATCTATTAATAACCGCAATTGCTTTTCCGCCATTCTAAGGTTATTCTTTCTTATGACTTCCGGCGTTACCTGTTTTCTTTCACTCCGCACTTTCTTACCCGATTTGCCATAATATGAATTTCCTGTAACATGATCAGATATTTCCATCATGTTTTTAGATTTAATTGTTGTTCTTCTTCTCATTTAGTTATCACCTTATGTTGAGTTGTTAATGTATCTATCTAGTCTCACAAAATAGCTATCAAACCGCTATTTTACTAGACTTTTCCCACTATATGTGATATACTAAACGTGTAAGGATAGTTATCACATAACTTTAATGGCCGTGTTTCCCGACACGGTCATTTTTCTTTGTCAAAATTACAATGCCAATCACCTTGAGACTTTGTTAGGTATTGGCAATTACTGCAGCAATCCATGCATATCAACTGTTTATGTCTATGACATACTACAGCATGCTTGATTGCTTTTTTACATTCCGGGCATGTATTATTTAGTGCTTTCTCATACCATTTAGTACTCATATCCATGCCTTTCCTTTAATATCCCTTGTAGGGCTTTTCTGTATTCCTTTGGATGTGCCCCGGAATGAATTTTGACTCTATGGCAATGCCAGCATAAGCAACATAGATTTTCTATATTATTTTTCCCTCCTGCTGACCTATATTTGATATGATGGATCTCTTCATAAGGCGCTCCGCATAAAATACATTTTCTATGGTCTCGCTCTATCACCTTAGGACGGATTTTCTCCAACTCCATATCATTCTTTTTTTTATTTCTACTTTTCTTACTTAATGGCTTCTTTGAAACCAGTCTTGTTTTGGCTTTGGCTCTTAATGGTGTCCTTTTAAGCATTTTTATCCCAGTCCCTAGCTATTTGGGCCTCAACTAATCTACAATCCAATTTATAAATATTAATTGCTTCCGTAGCACTGGCATAGAGTGTTTTCGCCACATCTCTTTCATATCGTAATTGACTAATAACTTCATCACCATTTACTAGCTCCATAATTAGAGATACTTTTTCTCCATTATGTTTTGCCTGTAATATAGCCTTTCGTTTCTCTACCCGATATTTCCGTTCCGCGGCCGCCAGTTCTATGCCCCGTTCTTTAGCAACTGTAAGGGCCTTATTTAAATCATCCCTTCGTTTATTTAGATATGGTAGTAACTCCCAACTGTCTAATTGCTGCATGCTGCTTCCTTTTCATTTCCTTAATTTTCTTGTTATATAGCCATAATCGTTTGGCTTTTTGTAGCAAATAAATCCCAATAGAATATGCTGCTATATTGACTACATTAAAAAGAACATCGACCCAGGACTCTGCAAATTCAATGCCACCATATAAACCAAATACAATGACACCAAATAACCACTGTATTGCTGTAATGAACTTATCCATTTTTACTTCTCCTAATCCTTTAGCCACCTCATATGCTGGCCTTTCATCCATGTTTCAAATTTGTCTACATGCACTAGGGTCTGCTGCGGCCCCAACTGCATGCAAATATCATCAAATTTTCCTTGATTTCGGATCATGTCTATCCTTCGATATATATACATCCGACTTCTTCCCCAAATCTTTGCCAATGTACTTATTGGCACATATTTAGGTTTTAAAGTGTCCATAATTATCCCCTTATTGTTAATATGTTATGTTCTATCAAATGTTTTTTATGATGAATTGGCTCTACTTTGATTGCCATATATCCACCATCATTATGTAAGTATCTTTTGTAATATATTGGCTGTTGTTTAATCTTTTTCTTTCGACCCATTTTCTGATATCCTTCTTTAATATTTTTTATTCATATTTCTACATAAACCTTTAATAATAATCCCAGTAATATTTTCCATTGGATCAATGTCTTCATTATTAACATTAATTCTTTTGCCTTGAATTCTTACACCAGCTTTATCTACTTCAATCTTTGACATTAATTCCGGTCTATTAGCCATACCTTGTTGAGCATGTTCTAATTCAATGTATGCATAGATTAATTCTGGAATATCTTTACTAGATCTAATCCCATTCTTTGTATCTAAACGCTTTAAAATATAATTTTTTAATGTAATTTGAATTTCTTTCATAAACTTTATTTCCTTTCTAGTAACTGGCATTTCTATCGGCACTTTTAGAAAAATCAATAACTTAAATCACCATGTATATTAATTGTTATACGTGGTGATTTTTTTTCTAATAGTTGTAGATTACTCATTTGAATCATCTCCTTTTTGTAACACTCCTTTATATTTTTTTGCTTTCTCCCTGATAGAACGAATAAACTCGTTTTTATTGCCAAAAAAAATATTATTATGTTCAATTCCATATGTAGTTAAAATTTTATTTACCATATCAAACGGCATTTTTGTGTTATCATCTTCCCACTTTGCAATAGTTTGGTAATGTACACCAAACAGTTCTGCAGCTTCTTTTTGACTATACCCTGCATTAATACGAGCAGCTTCTAAGGTTATTACCATCTCCTCACCTCCTTGACACTAATATAAACGAGTTTATTCGTTTCGTCAACCCTATTTATAAATTTAACTACGAATTTTATCGTTTTTATTTTTTATTTATATTGATTTTAACGATTTTATTCGTTATAATAAAGATAATTTAGAAAGGAGAACTTATTATGCCAAGGAATCAACTTAGTGATTTTGATAAAAAACTTAGATATCAAATATCAAAGAATTTAAAAAAATACACTTCACATATGACTCAAGGTGAATTATCAAAACTTACTGGTATCCCCGCATCAACACTATCTGGTTATTTTGCAATGCGTTCAACCCCTAATGCAGGAACTATCCAAAAAATTGCAGATGCCTTAAAAATTGAAAAATCTGATCTTGACCCTAGATTTTCAGAATCAAAAATAAACTTTTCCCAACGTGTAGAGAGAGATATTCAAAAACGCATTCAATCTATATTAGATGATTTAAATTCAGAATCCGGTCTAGCCTTTTATAATGGCGGTGAAGAAATGGATGACGAAACCAAAGAATTATTAAGGCTTTCACTAGAAACATCTATTCGTACAGCTAAAAAGTTAGCACAAGAAAAGTTCACCCCTAAAAAATATAAAAAAACGGAGTGATAATAATGAATATTAAAGGGATTGTTAAATCGTTAATAAAAAAGCACAATACCAATGACCCATTTCAATTATGTGAATGTCTCAATATTGTGCTTAGATTTGAAAATTTGGGAAGTTTATTAGGATACTATGATACTAATTATAGAATTCATACTATTCATATTAATCAAAATATATCCGCATCACTACAACGTTTCGTATGTGCACATGAACTAGGTCATGCACTCATGCATCGTGATGCCAATGTACCTTTTCTACGTGCGCATACGTTCTATTGCACAGATAAATTAGAGCGACAAGCTAATACGTTTGCAATAGAGCTTTTATTACCTGATGAGTATATCCAAGATCATAAAGATATTACAGTCTTTAATCTTGCTAGATTATCTGGCATTCCTATGGGGTTAGAAGAATTGAAAAACACTGGGAGAATTGATTTTTATGGAAGAAATTAAAATTAATGTAATTGACGAGTCTGATGCCGACAAGGAACTAATTGATTATATGATGTCTTTAGCAGAACTAGCAGCAATCGATGATGACAATCCTAATATAATTGCTGTTAATGACACCCGCTATACTGGTGCATATATCAAAAACGATAGACTTACTTGTATCAAATGCCATAAGCCATTATCTAAGCTTAAAGAAAACCTTCATGTGCACATGGATGGTAATATTGATAAATCGATCTATCAATGCTCTTGTGGACAATATATTATTAAAACATATCCTAGCAAAAATTACAGAACACTATTCACCAATGGTGATTAATATGAAACTAAAATTATTACCTTTATTATTTTCATTCTTATTAATTAATACATCTGTATTTGCTGCTATATATCCACAACATCTATTAGATAATCCAAATTATCAATTAGTATATGCTCTAATGGATCATGCTGTATATATAGATATGTCATCAGCTTATTTAAAATACAATAGTTCTGATGATTTTATTATTGCAGTTAATGAAACAGATGCAGCTTTTATTTTTGACCCATCTACTGAACTCGAAAACTTAAAATCTATCAAAGGTACAAATTTAGTTTGGTACTATAAACCTCTTTCACCTAGTAAAGTATTTACTACTCAAGTAACTATTGATTCTAAACCTGTTATTCTTCCTCCATATATCGGTGAACAATATGCTTATTATTCTTTAAACTCTGGTGATAGTTGGATGCCTTTTGATATTTATAATACAGCTGGGCCTATGCGATTACGTAGTAAAGCCTTTATTCTTCTTGTAAATAAATTATCATCTAAATAAAAAAATGCCCCTATCTAGCTGCTACTAGATAGAGGCTTGATGCCTTAGAGACACCGCATATTTATATTATACCATACCTCTAAGGTTTATTTATTATACATTTTTTAGCCGAGGGGGTATTTTTTATGTGGTGTGAAACTGTAACTACCAAATCAGGTATCACTAAATATAAATTTCAAGAACGCTATATGGATCCATATAGCGGTAAAATAAAAAGAGTATCAGTTACTTACACTAGTAATAGCAGACAAGCATATAAACTAGCGCAAGCTGAACTACAGAAGAAAATTGACTTGGCCACTAATACAGATATTGCTAAAGATATGACATTAAATGATGTAATATCTGAGTATTTAGAGTCAAAGCGTGCATTTAGAAAATCATCTACACAATATAGCATGGATAATTTACATAAGCAGGTTATTAAATGGTTCCCTGTTGATATATTATTATCTAAGCTATCTCCTTATATTATCCAAAGTACATTCGATAAGTTCGCATGCCAGTATTCTTACAATTATACTAAGCTTGCTCTTAGCCTTATTAGACAATCATTAAAATATGCACGGCGTATGGAGTATATCCGTGATATTTCCTTTTTAGATAATATTGAACTTCAAAAGCCTATAGCAGATGTTGACCGTATCAAAAAACAACGTTCCAAATTTTTAACTAAAGATGAATTAAAAGATTTGCTCTTACAATTAGATTCTATCAATCACCATGTATCCCTATTATGTGAGTTTCAAGCATTAACTGGTCTAAGATTTGGCGAAATGGTAGCGTTACGCACTCAGGACTATGATATAGAAAATGCTGAAATAGATGTAAACGCTACTTTATCTAGTCGTGGTAGCTTTTCTGACCCTGCCATGCGATTGCCACCAAAGAATGTGCATTCTATCCGTAAAGTAAAATTGGATGCTAGAGCTGTACAAATTATTAATCACTTTATAACCGCTAATCAAGCAAGGCGATTATGGAAATCTAAATTTGCTGACTTAGGATATATCTTTGTTACTGACGGTGGTTTACCATATGATCTTCATTATGTAAATCGTACTATTAAAAAGCTTGGTTTTCATAAACCAGTAAGCACGCATACATTTAGACACACACACATAAGTATATTGGCAGAATCTAATGTACCTTTAAAAGCAATTATGGAAAGGGTAGGACATCATGAACCACGTACTACACTTGCTATTTACACCCATGTAACTGATGAAATGCAGCAAGAAGTTAATGCTGCAATTACCAATATGGGAAAAATACTTTCAGCCAAATAAAAAATAAACCGCCTAGGCTTATTAGCTTTGGCGGTTTATTTTTACAACACACTTTATTCTTAATTTGATTATAACATAGTGACTTGGAAATGCAATATAAATTAATTCTATAGTTAAATAAATAATATGCCACCGCATCATATACAGTGGCATTTATAATCCTCATATAAAAGGGGCAAATATTTCTAATTTAGAGGGGCAAAAAAGGGGCAAATTGTCGTTACAATGCGTTACAATTTGTTATCGTTCACTTTCTAAATTATTAGATAATTACTGCTTGTGTTACAGTTTGTTATAATGCGTTACAATCTGTTAAACGGTAAATAGAAATGGTGCGGTTGGCGGGACTTGAACCCGCACGAGCGTTAGCTCACCACCCCCTCAAGATGGCGTGGCATTTAAAAGGAACACACAAAATCAATAAATACAGTAATTATCTAACTTAGTTGTCAATATATCTATTTATATATCACTATATTTTTACATAACTTGATGTCAAAATGATGTCATATATACATTTATATTTCTCGGATAGAATAGTGGAGTCCAAAGAATTTGATAAGCTTCAAAACATTAGATCTACAATATCTCATTGGGGCAGGAATCAGTAACGATTTATCGCTATTAATGTATACCGCCTTTACATTTTCTTTCCAAACAAATTCAGGGAAATGCTCAGCTAATCCCAAAACTTCCCAAGCCTCTCTGTCAACAGCAAGTATCCCTTGACCTAATTCCCTTTGCATGGAACATATGACCTCCCATGCTTCAGCATAGTTTGATACGGGCACGGGGTCCCTCATAAAATGTGGATTGCAATTAAGAATTTTCAGCACTTCATCCACCTCCTCTTATGTACCATAATTACACCATATTTTTACCTTATCCGCAATTGCTATTTATAAACAAAAAAAGACCTTACCAGGACATATTCCCAGTAAGGTCTTTTGCATTATTATAGTCAATCCATACGTCCGCCCTCGTATGGTAGGGAGATGTTTGGATCACCTCTCAGTCATCGACGAATTGCACCTGCTAATCCAAATACACCGCTTACCACGGCCCATGTGTCACGTTGCCGTTTAAGGCGCTGTTCGGTTCGTTTATTGCGTTTGATTTGTTCTGTCAATTCTTCTAATGAGGTCGAGGCTTCGTTCAATTTCGCTTCTTGCGTTGTCAAGAGATTGGATGCTTTCGTTAATTCTTGCCCCTGTTTCTCGTTGATTGCTTTGAGCGCGTTCAATTCCTTCGTCCGTTCTTCGTTGATAATCTTCAATTCTGTTAATGCCGTTCCCTGCGTCGCGGTTAAGCTGTCGGCTTGCTGCAATGCTTTCTCGGAGTTGTTGATTGAGCTTTCTGCTTTCATCAAGCGCCCTTTGAGTTCGTTCCAACTGCTCACGGGTACGCTGATAGTCGGCTCTTGTGTCGAGGTACCCTCCGATGAGGCTGCATGCGAAATAGATGAAAATAATGCTAAGCACACCACAAATAACACGCTTAAGAGTAAACGCAGATATAACTTTGTTCTTGATAGTTTCATACATGGTAACTCCTTCCTAAATTGTACTACCCCACTGAGCGCCCCACCATCGAGCGGTGCCACGTAACCAGTCGCCACCACTCCATCGTTCGTCGCTCTCATGGCACACCAAGAGGTCCCATCGGTCAACATTGGAGTCTGGGCCGTACGTATTATTTGGATAGCCCGTTGGATCTAAATAATAGAGGTCCAAGCCGTCCCGATTATCTGCTGCTTCGGCGTGCGTCATCTGATGTTGTAGGTCAAGTGGCACGCCTGCATTAATAGTGAGCACTGCCATAATCTGTGTCATAGTGGTTAGCTGTTCTGTTGTTGGTGGTTCACTGCCTAGATTATTTTCACTGACTGCATCCCAACATGCCTCAATAGCTATGCCTACGGCGTTACTATTCCGCATATAGGTGTGTTCCTTATAATCTGTTAAGGCCTCCATATCGGTCCACATTGTACCGTCTCGGTCGATATTGATATGGTAGTCCTTGAAGTGTTTACCGCCTTTGACACCTGTCCAATGCAAGTAGGCCTTTTCAATTTGGCCATATGCATTTAGTGCTAGGTCTTTTAATTCGTCCATTGTAATTTGTCGAAACATTTATTTTCCCCTCTCGTCATGGTTAACGTCATCTGCTAATTGTTGTATGCCTTGTCGATTCATTGGTATTGTATTTGATTCCTCAAGCCTATCCGGAACACCATTTTTATCCTTGTCTATCCAAAGCGCTAAAAAGCCAACAAGCGCTGTAAGAACAGATGGGATAAATATATGATCTATGATATTAATACCAACACTAATTAACTTGTTGGCTTCATCAGATACATAACCACTAATAAAAGCCATAATGTATTGAGTAATCACCAATAAAATAGGCACTAGCATTGTCAGTACTAGTGCCCTTGTAGCCAATATACCTGTAGGGTGGATATTGGACACCCTAACAGATTGATATGATTCTTTTAAAACATTAATGAGCTTTGGCGGTATGTTCATGAAACTCCTCCTTTAACTCATCTATACGCGACTCCATTCCTTTTACCCTTGTGGCTAGTTTCACGTGTTCTGTATATGCTTTTACACGTTCTTCCCTCGATAACTTGATTTCATTCTTTAAATCGTTAAGGGTTTCTGTAAGAACTCCCATTTTTTCTTGGAATACAAGTGTATCTTGTAAGTGCTGTAAATCACGCTTTTCTAACAGCGGAAGTACCAATACTTTATAGGTAAGGCCTGCGACTATACTAACTATAGTTAGCGTAGTTAGTATATCGTTGAGTTCGAATTGCCATGTCCACATTTAATTATCTCCTTACTAAATAAAGTATTATACTGGTTTCCACACATTTCTGTATATATCCCATTTCTTAGTTTCATCATGGTTATAGACTTCAAAATAAACTTTATTGAGAGATATATCACTAGGTGGAACAGATTCATCAGCTACAACAATTTTATTAAGACCATATTTATTTTCATATACGTCCCTTAAATCCAAGTTGCTATCTTTCCAAACAAAGTTTGGAATACTCAACACTTTAATTTGAGAAAACTTAAAGGCTTCTTTGTCAATTTCAGTAGCTTTCGGTAATTTCACTACAGAATATTCGCAACCTATAAACGCTTCCGCACCTACTTTAACTACATTAGGGCAAGTTAATTCTCCTTCTAAATCAGATTTTCCATAGAACTGTTTAGGCAAAATTTCGGTAGCAGTTGCTGCATCAAAAGTAGGTGCAGGGTTCGGACCCGGTTGTGGTTGAGGTGGTTGATTCTTATCTGCTAAGTTGTTAATAATCCCAACAATCTCACTATCAGAATAGCCTTTACTATATGCACCTTTTACCGCATCAAGGATATATCCATAAGTACTAGCAGGTTCAATGCTGTTGATTTCTTCTGCAAACTTGAATAACTTACCCTCAGACGTTACGCCTTTAGATTGAATGGCGTCTCTAATTTGAGTGATATGACCCCCAAAGGAATTCAATTCACCCATTAAATCATTAATAATTGCTTGCTTTGGTCTTGCCATGTTAGTTACCTCCGTTAATCTTTTTTAATTCAATAATAATTTGTTCTAGCTCATCTTTAACCATGAACTCTGAGACATCTGGTGACGGTCCTGGGTCTCCTTTTTCTCCTTTAAGTTGTTGTTTTTGATTTTCAGTTAAATCTTCAAAACGCACTTGTAATTTGATAATTTGTTTGTCATCTTTAATACTTATATTGTCTTCAGCGTCTACATAAACATTAATATCATTCATATTATTTACCTCTATTGCTGACGCCTTCAAAAATGGTTAATTGACCTTTGACGAGACATTTAACAGGTCTATCGCCTGCCCAAATAAATAAATCCCACGCATATCTGCCGTCAAGTAATTCTTTTGTATCCAAAGAAAGGATAATTCTACAGCGTTCACCTGCTGCTAAATTATCCTTTGATACTGTGATATTAAATTTGGCTTCGTAGTGATCATCTTGAACAAACTTTCTTACACAGGAAAACAAATCCTCCGGCTCTACTGAGCTATTATATCCGATCGTTAAGGTGATAAATTCGCCCTTAACAGCAGATAGATTATGCTTGACCGGCGTCATCATCTTCACCCATTTCTAAATCCATTAGATCATTATGAATGCATCCTTCTGTCGGACAAGTACCGTCATTATTTAAAGTAGCCCAACAGTATTCACAGAAATGCATTACTGGAACATCGCTTTTAATATCTGCCATAGTTATTTCACCACCTTAATCTTAGCAATCATTTCAGTATTAATCTTTTTAAATTGTTCTTGCAAATCGCTTATGTCGCCGTTTGCTAGGCGTCTACGTATTAACGCCTGGTCCAGTGCTTCAAAACGACGGTTATAATAAGAACGAATCTCCGCAATCTTTTCAGCTTTTGTTAACTCATGAACTGGAGCAGATACAAATTGACCACCTACATACAATTTACCTTTCATGAATTCATCTAGCATGCGATCACCATCTGCAGAGTAAATATAATCCGCAGCATCCGGCCATTCTTGTTTTGCAGTTGCTAACAACTGCTCTTGCGTTACTGTATTATCAACAAAGGACGTAATTCGCTCGCCCATTTCATTAAGTACGAATACATATTGGTTCATAGTTTACCTCCTTCTATTACGCCTTGCCTAATGCGAACCAATAATATGATGCTGCATATCTATCGCTTGCTACAAATACTGCTTTTGTATTGTTGCTTTCACTAGCAGAATTTGCAAAGTATCTAGGTGTATCAGAACCAGACCAGTATGCATCAATAGCATTAGCCATAAACATCGTAGTAAATCTAATAGGGAATATGACTTCCGATTTTACAACATTATCTTGTCCACCAATCCCCCACTGAATAGTAAATCCGTTTGCAAATTTAACAAACCCCGCATTAGCGTCGAGTTTAGACGCTACGATTGCGCCTTGCCCTAATAAGTTTTTGATTGTAACAAGTGTACTTGCCGGGGAGTCGTTCCAGTTCGCACTTCCGAGAATCGCCTTAATTTGGTCGGTGATGTTGGTGTGCGCACTTGTATCACGATTATGGGAATCTAGTGCCCCTCGTGTGAGGTATGCCGCATCAATCTTCTTAACTGTTACATTCGTAGAGTTACCGATTACAACATCTAAAGAAAATACTTTAGAATTAATCGGTGTCTCTTTGGACGGAATATAGGAAGCGTAGTTCCCGCCGTTACTATAAGCAATTAGTTTAGCAGCGGAATCAGATTCTCCTTCTAAATTAGCATATACGCCTAATTCTCTAGCAAAGAATCCATTAGTTACCGTGCTATTGCCTACCGCAAATTCAATTCTAAATTGACCATCTCCTACGAATTCACCGTTAGAGGTAAACGGGCACTCCAATTTTGGAGCTATTACAGAGGTCATAGTATCGATATTCTGATTATTAAGCTGACCGTCGCCCGTAACCAGTTTAATGTATTGCAACTTCTTGCCTGTTGCTTGTGATCGTGCAATTAACTCACGTCCATAATTGGTTAATCGTGTATTTGGATAAATTGAAGCCATATAATCTCCTTATACTTTAATTGTTTCGAATACATCGAAACTCATACCTATATTAATTTCTGAGTTTGCCTTGAAATCAAATTCATCTAATGCTGCCCCGACATGAAATGACTCATATATATCGGAGGTAGCACCGATATATATTTCGCCATTAAATTGAGTAGTGCTTTTAGTTTTGATGATTAAGTTCTTAGGAATTAAAGGCTCGACATACTCAATAATATTGTTTAATTGTGTCTCAAAGCCATCTACTACGTCTAGCCAGTACTCATACCTATCAGGTACAACAGAGTGCTCTACTACGTGATTACCGAATTTAAAATTGAGCATTTCTTGCACTTTAGGCATAGTAAAAGGGCGCTGCCCTATTAATACCGATAGTATTTCGCTTCTGCGCCCTTCTGTATCTGTCAAATCAGGAGGATTGATGCCTAATATTTGTTCCCATGCTTCAAGTCCGTAATCTGCGGCGGTATAGATGTATTCTTCCTTAAAGATATCCAGCATGATATCCCATAGTAGTTGCAGTTCTGCCGATTCCACTCTATACACTTCTTGGATATCCCGAGAATCTCGAGTTAACGGAACGGCGAATTGCGAGATATCAATATCTCTCTTAAAAATGCCGAAATCTGTAATCATACTGCCACCAAAGTAATCGTCCCTAATACAGGGATTTGATTATCCTTCAATTCAAGCTTTGAAACAGAAGCGCCGTTTATAGTAATCCTACCGACGTCAAGAACATTAGGAAGCTCAACCATTAAAGCCGTTACCAAGCTAGTCCGAAGAATAACATGTTCCTTCTCGTCTTGATTACACCATTCTTTTGCACGGATAAGTAATCGTTGCTTGATAGCGTTTTCTGCAAGGGTTTGGATTTCGTTAATATTGTGCCCGCTCATCATAGTCACTTCAATTCGGTAGTTGACTGTCACAGGGTCAGCCTTCTCGATTGTTACGGTGTGGCCGATAGGAGCGAGACCGTACCCCTTGCCTTTAGGTGCAGGGTCTATAACGTTCTCTACTTCCTTAATCAGTTCATCTGCTGCGGGCTTGTAGTCACTGTTCAATACAACTAGCTTAACGGTGCCCCCGCCGTTCCAACAGCGGTATACTTTAACACCGCCAACGCCTGGGATAGCTAATACCTTTTCCTTGTAATCCGCACCATTACCGCCGTAGGCTTTAGATTTCAAAGCATCAAAGTACCGTTTACGGAATACTTCGGTGTCTTCTTCATCTTCACCAGGCGTGATATTTTTCAATATCTTAGCGGAGGTAAGGCCGTTAATACCCTGAATTGGTGTGATATCCCCGGTAGTCGCATTAGGAGTGCGCCCGTACTGTTCGCATTTGAGCTTGTACTTATGTTCCGTGTCGTCGATTACCTCTGTCACAACAAAGTTGTATTCGTTGTAATTAAACCTGGAGCCAATCGGTACTTCCATATTGAACTGAGCTTCAAATTCGCCTTGCGTGGCAGGTTCCGGGTAAATATTAAACTCTGCTGCACGAAATATCAAGAATTCCCGGTCTGCGGTAGTTGCAAACGCTTGTTTCAAGATAACATCTGCCAGGATGTAGAGTTCTGCAAACTCAACACTTGCTGGAGCTGTAGCATCGTATATAACACTACCTTCGCGCCGATCGAATTCATCTTTAACTCTATCGAGCATTCGTTTTTCAATTCGATTGGCCGTCATATGCTCATACAATACCTTTCACCCCTTTCTTGATTTTTTGTAGCGTACCATAGATGGTATCTACATCAAACTCAACCATGATGTCACCACCTTCGTGGCTAAAATCAAAGTTGTATACTTTAGTTATTCTGTCGTCATTCAGTAAAGCCTCTTCTATGCGTCTCTGTAATTCAGCGTACACATATGGAATAGGCTGACCGAATAAGTCCTGTAGTTCGATGCCGTAATTCCAACTGTAGATAATATATTGGTATCGCTCCGTGTTGATGATTTTATATATCGCTTGCTCCATAGCTCGCAACTTATCCGCATAGCCTCTAATTTGGCTATCCGTTCTAAAATCAACGTCATACGTATGCGACGGTTCAATATAATTCACTGTGTCAGGAATAAGCGCATCGTTACTTTGTTTTGGTAATAGTAAATTATCTGCCATTACTTAGTCGTGCACCCCCTATTCGGGTTATACCAACGGTCTAATGCTATGTAACGCTGTCCGCCGGTTTCCTTCAGCATAATGACCTTATCGCCCATTACTAATTGGTTATGAACGAGATACTTCTTACGGCCTACGTAGTCGTGATTATGGCTTGCAAATTCAGCCATACCTCCGCCACCTGCTCGGTTTTCTGTAACATGATCAACGCTCATCTCCATAGTCCATTCGCAGGTGTTTTTGGTAAGAATAATATTCTCTTCAGGTACGGTTAACTTAGGGTCAATCTTAATAGCAAGCGGTGATACACTGACAACTTCGCCGACGATTACTTCCATAGGTTCGCCGTTTGATATTACGGTGCTCGCTATTTCTTTAATCGTGTTAACGATTTTCATGTAATCGCTATCCATTACTTAGCCCCCATTCGAATAATCTTAGATGGCGCCTCGTCATTATGCCATGCAAAATTTGCGTTGCCATATTTCATAGCATAACCCCGGCTCGAAGAGTTACCGAAGCACCCGCCTGCACCATCGGCAATAACAACGTGCTCATCATCACCATAAATCAACAAGTCGCCTTTATTAGCGTACCCGTTAAATTGTTCCGTTGTATAACCTTTAGCCTCGAGATTTTGACGAAGTGTATCAACTCTTGAAGTGCCTTTGTTGTACTCATCTTTCAAATCCGAATTGTACCAAGACCCGGTAGCACATACTGTGTCCGCACACCCCTGTTTACCATATTGGGATACTCGGCCGTCGTTAGAACTGAAAGCTGTATCGACTTGGCCAGCTGTACCACCTGCACCAGTAGTGACTGCGGAGCTTTTGGTCTTTTTGGCAGCTTCGATTTTCTTAACTGCTTCTGCATCTTCGTCTTTTGCAACTTCATAAGCCGCATCATTATCAACGTATCGTAAATCTAAATCCATTCCGTGAAATCCTGTTTTAAACGTATGGGTAACAGACGTTACCATCATGTAATTATTAACAATCATATCGCCAAAGTTTCGGTTAATGTAAACCAACGAGCCACCACGCACACGCACATCGCCAATGACATTTTTTAACTTAATCTCACGGCTCTTCTTGTTTTTGTGAGCCATGATTGCCTTGGCTTGCGCTACTGCGTTGATGTCCTTCTCTTTAGGAATGAGCAGATACTGTAATCTGCCCCATTTCTCGATGTTCTTATCGTCCTTGGCTATGAATGTGTTCTCCAACTTACTTGATGCGCCATTCGGGACTGTACGGACGATTTTTACATAGTTGTATGTTTCCTTGTCTATGGAAGTTGTGTACTGCACATCTTCCATACACTCATCATCAATGTAAATATCAGTCTTCATAGTCTCAAACGATGCTAGCCGTAACTCGCCCGCATCATCGTACAAATGGTAGAATGCATGATTAGGCGTGTAAATAGCCGTTTTATCGAGTAGTTGGCATATCATTTCTTGCAGTGACTTATCTTTGAATATGGTTTGAGGTTTCTCCGGAGTTTTCCACACGGTATCGTCCATATAACCACATTTCAACCCAAAGTCATCGGCCACCATTTTAATGAACTCAGTCGCCGTCATAGCTCCGATAACATAGCAGTCTTTATTCTTGAGGTAGCGTATCTGATCATAGCAGGTAACTGATATAGAGTTCTTGCCGTCACGCTGTTTCTCAAAGACATACCCAAAGAACACCGCTCCTCCGTTTAAGGTGAACTTAACAGTATCACCTTCTTCAAAATTGATGTTAGGGTCTTTGGGTACTTTGAATGTCATCTTACTTGGAACGCAGTCAACTGCTCTCGTAATTTGTACGCCGTCTTCAGGTTCTATGAGCCATAAATCACCAGTGCTTTTGTTTCTGATGGTTAGCTCATAATGTAGTTGCACAGGCATGGGTAACGGAATGATAGTGCCTTTGATTTGAGATTTTTCGACTGTTTTCTTTTCATCTATAGCCATTCGTTATTACCCTCTCGTTTAAGCTGGACAACTTGGCCAACTCCCAAGATAGCAGGAACAGCGATTTTGTTAAGTGCTGCAATTTGGAACAGGTTATCTGTATTACCTAGTTGCTTCTTAACGATTTGCTGTAAAGTCTGCCCTTTTGATACCTTAGCAGTTGATGCGGCCACCTTGCCGTCTGTAGGCCTGTCCGACTTAACGCTACCTTTTGCAGTACCGTCCTTGTCAGTTTTTACTTCGATGCGTTTAGCGCCCCAAGGTTTCCACTGCTTTAACGTAACGCTAGCGTACGAGTCAAAGCCATTGTCCGCATCTTCTTCAATGACGTAGTTTTCGAGCGTACATTTCATGTTAGTCATGGCTAGCATCTGTCCGCCTGGTTTCATTCGAACTACGATAAATTGGAAGATCGTCTTTGTGGTCTTAAGCTTTTCGAGTTCATCGATATAGTACTTAGCCTTCTTAGACTTGAACAGCAAGGACTCATTAAATGGATAATCGGAGTTAGGCAATAAGAATTTGAAAGCAAGGTCTGTAAGCCCTGCCGGCTTAATAACGTTAACTTCGCCCTTCCCCAATAGCTCCATTGTTTCGTTCTTGCCATTGATAGTAGTGGTTAATTCTTTAGGGGGAATCGGTATCTGCATCGTCCCCATATAGAAGTAATACATTTAGATTCCCTCCCTTTGAATTGCGAACGCATCTTTCAAGCCTTTCGAGATTTGACTTGTAAAGCCGTCTAAATCAGTGCCGTTGTTGATTTCTACATCGTTATTCATTTGAATGTGAATCACGTTGGCATCTTGCCATTTCTTCAAGGACTTATCGATAGCGCTTTCACGGAGTGCCTTGATTTCCTCATTTGTCATGTCGATAGACTTGGCAATCTTGCCTGTGTTCTTGGCAGTCTTACCTGTATTTTTCTTAGTCTTATCGGCCGCATCATGATTAGCACCTGGAGTAATTTTGCTAGCGTCAAACTCTTGAGGAGTTTTAACACCAGGCATGTTAGGCATTAAATCACCTAGGCTAAGGTTAGCCCCAATGTTATAGCCTTCACCGAAAGCCCCTGTAACACTAGAATAATCCATCTTACCCATGACGGTAGTTTCACCGCCGGCAATCTCGAACCGTTCTAATACACCAGTAGACCCGCCTACTTTATCGATATTTACACCAGGAATTTTATTAATCGCATCGATAATGTCGTTAATTCTAGCTTTCACGAATTGCCAAATACCATTCCATATATCGATAAACAAGTTAGCGACTGCATGTAATGGGTCTTTAAATACGTTGGCCAAGAAATTAACAAATGCTGCGATAATGTTCCATCCCAATGCGAACACATTGAAAATAGCGGAACCGAACGCCCAAAAAGCACCAACTACGATTCCTAGTACGCTAATATTCGCATCACAGAAATAGTTAATAGCTTCTACTGCTAAGTAGATTACGACTATAACTGCAACAATCAAACCGATTACCCAAGTTAACGGACACGCATATAATGCGGCATTCAATCCTTCTTGAGCTACAATCATTGCCAAAAGGGCAGCAGTTTCAGCCCAGTCTGCTACGGCCTTAATCGCCATAGCACCTGCAGCGAGAATCGTTCTTCCGGCTGCTATACCGGCCTGGATTGCATAAAACGCCATTACACCACCCAGTATTATCATTGCTGTATACATGATAGACGAGTGCTGTCTAACAAAGTTAGATAACGTGTTAAACGCCCATACCGCAGTATTAATCGTTTCACCGATAACACCTACGAGCCAATAGAATACCGGTGCTACCATTTGGATTGCTCCTGTTACGTTGTCCACTAACTCACGGACGCCCTCGCTATTAGCAAGGTCGGATATTCGCTGGAACACAGGCTCGAATGCGCGAATAGCTTTATTCTTAATCGACTGCATATGATCGCCCCATGTTTTAGGGAGTGATTCAAATTGCTTTTCAATCTCAGGTAAGTTATTCATAATAGCATTTTTAATTACTTCAGCAGTAATCTTACCCTCCGATGCTAGCTTTTTAAGTTCGCCACGGGATACGCCCATAGATTTAGCAATGATATTTTCAATCATCGGCGCGTTTTCAGCGATAGACCTGAATTCGTCACCTTGTAATTGACCGGATGCTAGACCTTGCGTTAACTGAAGCATGGCGTTCTTTTGCGCTTCTTTCGATGCACCGCCAATAGCGAATACCTTTTGGATACCTTCCATGAATTCTACAGCTTTTCTTGGGTCAGGGAACGCATCATGTGCAGATTGAGATACTTGGATTACTGCGTCAGCCATTTCCAAATATCCGCCTCTTGCACGCTGTGCGGATTCAAATATCTGCTTGTTTAGATAAATAGCATTCTCCTGGCTACCAGCTACCAATTTAAGGCGAGCTTGCACCTGCGCCCATTCAGTAGCAGTATCTTGAATTGATTCAATAGCACCTTTTATAGCGCCAATCCCGTTCATTACAGTACTAGCCAACAGATTACCAGCAAAGCTGTTCATGATACCGCCCATGCTAGCTTTTAGTGTTTCACTAGCATTCGATACGCCGTTCATCTTATTATGTAGCGTATTCATGGATTGGTAGGCTTTAGTTGTTGCGTTTGCGGCTGCGTTCATAGCATTAGGAATATTAGTTGAGAGGCTTATATAGTTAGAAAGTGTAGCCATTCATTACCCCCTTTTTGCCTTATTCATTTCATCTTGCTCATCCTTAGCATGTTGCTGAATAAAGGCAATTACTACAGCCTTTTCATTCATGTCCATATCCGCAAAAACAGAAGGTCGCATATGGTATTTAACAAATGCCAAATATGCGAACATCGTTTCTGTTTCATTGGATTCTAGGAGTTTTTTACTTCTTTTACCTTATCTTCCATGCCGACATCATAGCCTTGGGCTTCTGTTACTGCTGCCAAAAGGTCAGCGTATTCACCTGGTGTGAGCATTGCTTTTACTAGATCAACCGGTTCGGTAACGCCCCAGCTATCTTGAAGTTCCGCATCATAAATATTAGGATACGTGATTGCCTTAGATAGCACATCTTCATTGTATGCAGTTGCGTCGAAACGTTCTTCAGATTGACGAGTGATGCGGTCAGTAATACGCTTAGTGTATTTTTTACGCATTCTTTCTGTTTCTTCAGTAGCTAGCGTTTTAATTTTCCATGCTACTGGCTCGCCATTCACTTTAATACGTTTAGATGCTACATATTCCGTTTCATTGACTACATCAACGTTTTGTTTAAGAAATGCGCTTAAATTTTCAGCCATTGTAAAAACCTCCTATAAAAAAGGGAGCAAGCACTAGGCTTGCATCCCGTCTAATTCATTAAAGTGTTGAACGTATTTAACACCTTCATAAGTGAAGTTATGTTCTTGTTCGATATATTTGCCTTCAGCGTCGAATTCAGCTGCTGTTAATTCATCAAGGTTCACACCTTTTAGAATTACAGAACGGCGACCTGCTTTAGAAGTTGGATCGTTGTTAACTACTTGCATGTCGAAGTATGTATCCACACCCGTTTTCAAGTATTTTTCAACCATCTTATCGAATAAAGCTGTGTTGTGGTAAATTGTTAAGCTACCGCTGTATTCTACGGAGGTAGACTTATTGCCTGCACCGATACGGCCCAAGATTGCCACTTTTTCTTTATTCTTTTTAATTTTTGCGCTAAGTTTCTTAGCTTGAAACAGTAAGTATCGGTTACCGTTCTCTACGATATAGCAAGACGCTAATTTAGAAGAAACAACGTCAGCTGCATCCATCGTTTTCAATGCATCTAAAATTTCATTTTCCATGCGTTATCCTCCTAGGCTACTACAACAGTCATGTACAATTTTTCCATAGCCACAGTTGGCTGTAATTGTACGTTAACCAATACATCTTCCTTGTTATCGCCTTGCGTAGGTACTGGGATATCCTTATCATCGAAGTTTTGGATAGCACGTACCTTTTGATATTGCTCAGCAAGATATACAAGGTCGCCCCATAAGGACTCACGACCAGCTTGGTCATTAGGGGATTTATCAAGATGTGTTTTATTGAACAATCTAGCGCCGTCAACTGCCCAGTTATCCAATACACGAATGACTTGGTTAAGGGAGAAGTCGCGGTTTTTAGCTTTACTGAATTCCGTAAAGGTGTTGATGTCTTTCAATACACGAACATCGCCTTGGATATTACCACCAACGGAGTCAGTAACATTGTGGAACATAAACATGCCGTCCTTGATAGCTTGTTCAAGTTCGAACTGTTTGTACTTAACGTTTACAGTGTATTCGCCATCGTAGATCATATTGCCTACAGTAGCGTTGATATTACAAGACGCTTCTTGACCTAATGTCCAATATACCAAGGAACCTTTTTCAGCACCTTCATCGGTTACGTCATTAAGGATAGAGATAACACCTTCATAATTGACTTTAGTCTTACCATGAATTACTAATTGGAATTTAGCACCGCTTTGTTCACGACAACGTTTAGTAAATGCAATAAGCAAGTTCTTAATTGTGTCGTCCGCACCAGCGTAACCCAAAGTATTGAAGTAGTAAGGTTCAAGCATATCAATGCCGTCTTGGTAGTTTTTAACAGTAATTGTAGTACCGTTAGTACCACCGGATAATGCAGAGTAAGCAGTAGTAGTTAATGCACCAGTTTTAGTGAATACGATGTAATCGTTATCTTGTAATTCTGTTGCATCTTTCAAGTTCTTTTGAGTGTCTACTACTTTACGAACATCACCAGTAGTAAGGTAAGTAGTTACGATAAATTTACCTGTGTTGTCCGGATCGGCTTGAACAGATACGCCCAAATCGTTACCACGAATACCCTTATATTTTGCTTTACCGATTGTGCTTGTAGCTTGCGCACCATCAGAGTTTAAGCGGTAGAAGTAACCAGTTTTAAGACCGCGGAACAAGTCACGTAAGCCTTTCATTTTGTCATGACCATAGTCATAACCAAAGTATTTTTGGCAATCCTTTTGGAATGTGTCGTTATCTACACGGAACACTTCACCACTTGGGCCCCAATCAAAGGAGAGCAGCATCGCACCAAAGCCGCGGTCAGATACTTCTGCATATGCTCGGTCTTTGGATACGAAGTTAATATAAGTACCTGGCAATACTTTATTGTGGAATAAGAATGTGCCACCACCTAATGCCATATTTCACTAACCTTTCACAGGCGTTGTTAATGCCTGATTTAAAATCTTATCAATGTCGCTTTCCGTATACATTTCATCTTCGTTAAGAAGGCAAGTGAGTAAATCACGATACCGTCTATATTTGTCAGATGCAATGATAGCGTAAGCATCAAATTGTTGTTCAGCCGTTACCTCAACGGCTTGTTTTTCATCTGCCATCTTTTACCCTTTCCGTTAATTCCATGTGCTTCATCCGCTCGACAGGTTTGGCCACTCTCCGAAGTATGTTTTCATACGTCACGAAGAAGTGCAGCACACCGTCTGAAATCTTGTATTTCATACCAGTCCCCATAATCGTACGTTCCCCAACTTGTACAAATTCGAGTAACAGATACAGCACACTAGGAATATCAATGAGTTTTCGCGTATCAGTAACCACATCAAGATTATTGGCGTAATACATGATGTCTAAATCCAAAGAAGTATTGTAAAGATCACCGACATGTCTGCCCATACTAGGCTCAATCACCTTAATGTATGCGCACGGGAATGTCATATTGTTTTCTTTGAATTCTAGGTATATAGGCACGTTGAGTGCCTTATGTACGGCTTTAGATACAGCTGTTAATACATCAGAATCCACCATGCTTTTCAATCCATTTCTTTAATGTAATTTCCATAATACGTTTAGCGTTTTTACTGAGTGCCTTTTCAGCTTTCTCGTGCATGTACGCACCATCTACCCAAGGCTTTTTCAGTCTCCCGCCTTGCATTACTCCGCCTTTAGATTGGCCTATCCACGGAAGAAATCTCCCAACTTCTTGCCGATGCCCATCATTCAGAAACGAGGCGTAGGAGGATGTATTGAACACCCTAATCCGTCCGGTCCTATCGTCCAGTCGATAACTACCAACACTCCATGATTGGCGAGTATGCTCGCTATCAAAGTACTTTGTTTGTACTTGGCCATTTTGCATGAATTTAACCGATCGTTTTCCGACTGGTGTATTCAATTTAGCTTCACGCACATACACGCTGGCCATTTCCTTCACAACTTGCTTGTTGAAATTCTGAAGGCTACCCGATTGACTCAGTTTGACCAGGCTTCGATTAAATTCAGCAAAATCTTCCATGTTAAATTCAACGCCCATGTCAATGCACCTCTAAATTTTCGAGTTGCACCTCTTGGTGGGTGTCATATCGTGCAGAAATCGAGGCACTGCGAAAAAGTTGCTTCGTATTTCGCCCTATAAGCTCAATTCGAGCCCCATTAGGTATGATTGCCTCCGGAGCGGTGAAAAGTACCGTGGTGGTACTAAATTTTTCAATCTCAGCGATTTGACCTGTAGAGAGAGTTTTATAGCTAATTCTACAAGCAAAAGGACCCTCTCTACTGGCAGTTTTACTCATAATTCCAGTATCTGGGTCCATTGCATCCACTTCGGAGATAACATAACACGTACAATCGTATAATCGTTCTAACTGCTTTCTAGCAGCGTCTACCATCTTAGCCGTCGGAAGCATGCTAGGTCACCCCTTCCATATCCACTCAAAGCGGTGGCCAATTCTTGGAGACGAGATGCCTTGTCGGTTCCTTTAAATTGAACTTCAGTGTCGCCCATTTTAATGGAGCTCGCCATCTCCCCGTCAGCTTCAATCAATTTGTTTTTGTTTGTGGTGATATAGCTGCCAATTACACGATATACGAGAACGTGCTGTAATTCGCTAGGTAGTTCAACCTGATTAATATCATTGAGGATATGTTGCGTTTCCGCATTAATCACATACTCAATGATATTTATATCAGAAATTGCATCATACCCAAGCCACGATTCAAGGAGCTGTAAAACCATCTCTTTCGTGGTCATTGTGATCACCTACTATTTTTTAAACGTAGCTTTTACGACCTTGGATTGGTTAGTCAATGCAACAACGTAATGTTCATTAGCAACGATTTTATCCAAACCTTTTTCAGGAACACGATCAGCTTCAATCATAACGTCGCGTTTGATGTAAATTGTTACTGCAGGTAATACAGGTGTACCATCTTCAACTTCTGCAGTTACGCCAACGATGAAGTTGTCGATAGTTGCGCCAGTATCATTGATACGGCGAGATGTTACAACACGACAGCCTGCAATCATACCGATTTCACCAGTCATCATAACGTCATTACCGTATTTTGTTTTGTCGATGAAGTCAGAGTCTTTACGAAGTGTGGAAATTTGAGAAGGTGCTACGAACAAATATTTTTCTACGTAGTCTTCTTCGTTTAATTTATCTACTGCGTTAACTACGCCAGCGTAGGAGATAGTTTTTGTATCAGTTATAGTAAGAGTAGCGCCCCCGAGTGCTGTTACTACGTCTTGGTCGATTTTGGAAGCCAAGGACAAACGCAATTGATGAGTAGCTTCGCCTACTGGGTCGCCATAACCGGACAATTTAGCTTCATCTGTGATATCTACGCGTTTCATTGCTTTTTTAACAGTAGCTTTAGCGACGGATGTGGACATTTGAGTTGCAGATACTTCTACGCCTTCTGCGATATCTTCCGCATCGCCAATGTAGCCCCATGCAGGAATGGTGATTTCATTTCCTGGTGCACCAGCCAAAGTGTCATCAATTTTAGCAATCGGTGTAAATTTAATTGCTTTTGGCAAGCCAGCAGACACCATGTCAGCCATAACTTGCGGATTAATTATATTAGCCGTTTTAGTCGGGCCATCTGCGAATGTTTGCAAATCAAAAGAGAATTGTTTATTCATTAGTGTTTCCTCCTGTTAATGAATTATAAAGTTCAATATCTTTGGAATATAACTCCGCTCGTTGAGAATATGTCATTTTTGCGAAGTCTTCTTTGGTTACTGTACCGCCCGTAGACTTTCCACCAGGATTGCCTGGTGCTACGCCTTTAGGACCAGACGTTTCTCCAAATAAATAAGGATTAGCTTTCGCGACTTCAGCAAGTTGTTCATCTAATCCTTTAATTTTGCCGTCCTTTACTTTTACATCTTTTAAATCCAATAGAGCTCGGACTGCAACGTTATTTTTAGCTTTTGCGTTTGATAATGCTACGTTCACAATATTGTCGATTTCAAGTTGTGCGATTTTACCCTCGTATTCAGCTTTACGAGATTCCGCATCTGCTTTCATCGTTTCAATTTGTTTCGCAAGCTCCGCATTATCTGCATTAGATTTTTTGAGGTTGTCGATTTCGCCATTAAGAGTCGTTAATTCACCTTTAACGGATTTAAGCTCCTCATTCTTAGAATTAAATTGATCCTTAGAAACATAATTCTTGCCGTAGTCCTCGACGACTTTAGCGGACTGTTCCTCAGTTAATCCTAATGCTAATAATTCTTCCTTAGTCATAGTGACCTCCTTAAATAAAATACCCATTTCGCTTTATTTTCGTGAGCTACACCTCACGTCTACGGTCTTGTTAGTTATCGCCCAACAATACTAAAATGGCAATAAAAAAGTAGCTTTCCGCTGCTAATTAATGTATTCTTTTTCCCATTCATCGTACGTGATAGCTCCGTCAAAATCGGTACTATTGCCATTCTGATTTCGCCCTGTACGTGTTTCGCCTTCGAGCTCAGGGATATATGGGATTGTTGTGGACCGGCAATAGCAATGAAACGGAGGAACGGTAACGCCTGGTTTAGCGTCAACGACTCGGACACGTTTACGATCCATGTGTCTGCAGATAGATGAAGTATGGCTGTCTAGTGTAGCCAGTATTTCCAGCTCCTCTACATCCAGGTCTTTCATGCTATCCAGAAACCCTTGCTCGTGCACTCGTGCCGTCTCTGTTTCGATTAACCGCTTAGCGTTACTGTACGATGTTTTCATCCGCTTATGCAGATTATCAGCCATCGTGTCCGCCCCTTGCCCGATAATAAAGGCTTGCGTGAAATCATTCTGTAAATTAGCGACTAACTTACTTGTATCGCCCCAAATCCTACTACTGAAATCCTTGCCATCGCTCGCCCATTGACTGTGAACTACACTTTCAACGCGTTTACTATCAATCGTATTAATAGGTGAGTACTCTCCGCGTTGCGTCTGCACTGTGTATGCGGACTTGTACGCAGAGGACTGATACACGTCTTTCAATAAACCGTCCAGCGAAACAATCTGCTTTTGAGCCAGTATTTCGAGCTCGTGAACCACGTTGATATACAGCATCTGTTCACGGCTCAATCGTTCACGAATGGATGCGTTCGATAGCATTTGTTGGTGTTCTTCAGATACGCCGAGTTTCTTAGCTTCTGCTTTGAATTCAGCTAAATCCATTTTAAAGGCTTTCATTTCATAAGCATTTAATAACTTCCTAGCTTCGGCTAATTGTATGCCATTTTCTGTAGCAAATCGGCGATACCAGTCATTAATAGCTTTCTCTATTCGACGCAATGCCCTAGCATAATTAGCTTTAATTTCTTCATCAGTAAGATTGGCTTTTTTGAACGATTCATCAAGCAGATGCTCATATCGCTTTTCCCAGTACTCATTCACCATGAGCCTCACCGCCATTCGGTACAACAAAATCAGCTGTTATCTCAGATTGTTCTTTTTTCAATCTTTCTAACTCTTCAGCGGCATCTTTTGTCCAAGGATGATTTGCAATAATAGTTTCATTGGATATAATGCCAACTGAATCCTTGCAGTTTTTAATTGTATCGCCTTCATTGATAGGTAAGTCGCGATTGAATATAAAGTCGACTTCTTCAACTGCATTTTGATTTGTTAAACCGCGATATGTGTTAACGAACCACATCAAGTCATGTAAGCTAGATTTAAACTCCAACTCCATTTCATTAGCATCTAAATCGATGTCGGAATACATGGACATAATATTCATTTGGTTAGGATTGTTTGACATGCGATCATCTTTAGCGTCAAACCCTCTCCCATTTTCAATGATAGCCTTGCGCAAAAGATTTATCAGTAGCTGATAGTTATCACTATCCACTTCGATTTTAAGTGCTTTTACATCACCATTGACACCATCAACTGTACGCACTTTAATAGCTCCATATGTGGCTAGATTTTGTCGAAATTCTGCAAGATTCTGCCCGTCATAGTTCTGCAAAATCAAAATTGTGCTGCGGATATCCTCTTCCATATTGTCCTGGAAGTTAGAAAGCAATCTATTCAATGCATCTTGGAGTGATTTCACTTTAATAATAAGCGGCTGTTCGAATTCATTAGCTCGGAACATGATCAAAGGAATTCGTTTCCAGTTATATGGCTTATCATCAATGGCAAAGTTAGCTGTGTTTGTTTTATCTGCATCAGGAATTAGTCGTTCCATATCCCAAACATAATATTGAATGCCTGTTGGAGTGTAATACTCTACCTTATGTATAGTTTTAGTTTCCACTCCAGTGTAGTATTCAATATCATAAAGATACAAGAATGCATCCAGTTGCGTGTGTTCTTCATCAGCCCAAAATGGTAACACCTGGTGCGGTTTCATCATTTTGAATTTAAGGGAGCCGTCAACACCAATATAGGGGTGAATATAGGCCTTGCCGGCCATAGTGGCAAATTTCCCAACAGACTTTAACAGCCGTTGAAATTGAATGCCAAACAACTTATCTAATTCGTCATCATCTACATTAATATCTAACGGCTTGGATAATAAGTAATTAACCTTTTGATCAACTAGATCGTCGAATCGATTATCTACAATTTGATTATTAGGTACACCTTGTAATGCAAGTTGCTTGCCACCCTCACCAACAACATATCGTTGCTTAGTTAGAATATCGTGCTTTCCATTGTAATAATCAATAGCAGTAACCATTGTTTTTCGTTGTTCACTAGCTAAGAAATTACGAAGTTGCACTCGCAAAAATTCTCGCTCTGACATCGTAGCTGAACCTTTTATAATACGGTCCCACAGCTGAGATAATATCAATCAAACGACCACCTTTCTACATTAATATCTTCCAAACCATACCGCATAGCATCCATAGCATGGTTGTTTTCGTCTTCAGGTTTCCCTGTATACTTTTCAAATCGATCTTTTGCCCATTGATACGTGGATAACTCACGCAGCACGTTAACGCATCTTGGGTGAACAATTAATTCGTAGTCTTGTATTCTCTGAATACCGTTTAATATGCTGTCCTTGCCCTTGCGTGCTCTGGTTATTCCTTTGAGCCCTGCTTGGTACAGTTCCTCAATAGATTTAGGCTCGGCACTATCGGCTCGAATCTTTTCTTTCGCATAGCCCATGTCGATAATACGAGATGCTAATTGTTGATTCGTAAGCCCTGTTTCGTACAGCTCATCAAAAATATATATTTTCTTATTCATCATATCGACTAGCATGCACACTAATGCTGTAGGGTCTACGGTGTACCCAAAGTCAAGCCCAAACGCGGACTTTATACCTTCTTGGCCTTTAATATCGTTAACATTAAAAGCTAATTCGCGCCAATTTTCATATACAAGGCCTTCAACCACACCCCAATTGCCAAGTCCTGCAACCTGATAACGTTTGGGGTTCTTTTTCATTTCTTCAAAAAGTGCTAAATCCGACTCACTAAGAAATTCATTACACATGTAATTAGTCGTCAAAGCCAGCACATTTTGACTAGGCTCGTCAAAGAAACGTTTCTTTAACCAGTGCCTATCAGACCACGGGTTAAAAGTTAAAACTACTTGATGATACATCCCCTCTGGTAGTTGCCCACGAATGGATTCATCCAATTTGTTGAAAGCATCCTCACTCATAATCTCGTAGGCTTCTTCTATCCAAAGCCTACACAGAGCTCCAACTTCAACCGTGATAGATGTTACCTTCAATGGATCATCAAGCCCACGGAACAGGACTTTTTGTCCAGTTGGTATATAGGTGATTTCAAGCGGTGACACAGAGCATTTGAAATACTTCTCTACCTTTAGCTGCCGCATTGCCCATTTAAGTTGTGCAAAGCAACTATCACGAAGAGTCCGCTCTGTCTTACGCACTACTAACCAATTAATCGCAGGATTTTCCATTATCTCCACAATCACTTTTAATGATTGCGTAGACGACTTCTTGCTGGCACGACTGCCCTTAACTACTTTATAGCGGCCTTTAAACTTCCAAAATGCTCCATATCCCTTGCCGATGATATCAGGCAGATAGACTTTTTCACATTTAATCGGCAATCTCATCACCGCCTACGATGATTACTGGTTGTACATCGATGGTTGTGTCACCAGATAGAATCCGGTGTCGTTTGGCCATAAGTTCAAGCGCCTTTAGCCTGGACCGTTCATCCGGAGGCTTATCCATGATACGAGCTGTCGACCATCCATCTCCCTGGCCTTCAATCACAACTGTCTTTTCGGTTGATAGTCCAAGTGCAATTCTTGTAAGCTCATATTCAACCTGTTTCGCTGTCATGATATTTTCGTCTAAATAAGCGTCTCTAAGCTCGGCAACCCTTAATTTAATGTCATCATTGGTCATCAGACGACTACCTTGCATTTTGGCCGTTTTTTTAGAGTAACCAGTGCGAATAGCAGCCTGTGTCGCATTCATATCCTTAATGTACTCATGGCAAAATTTTTCATGCCGTTTATTTTTTAATGCAGCCACTATCTCACCTCCTGGCTACTTCAACACACCTTTATTTTGTTTATACTTACCGCGATCTTTATGTACCTTTGCTGTTTTAGTTTTGATTAAAGAATGAGATGGCGCATACGATTCACACATATGATCAATGCAAATTGCATTAGCCTTGCACCAACCTTTAACGTTATTCAGACATCTTTTTTTCTCGCAATGCACATCAGTCAATCGTATTCACCTCGCCTCCTTAAATTTGCATATAAAAAGACCACCTAACCGTTAGATTAAGTGGTCTTTTCGTTTTAGTGTTCTAGGTTTCACTGTGTCGTTGAGAGATAGAGTATTTGTTTTCCTATTAACTCACACTATCATTATAAATTGTCAAGAATGACATGTCTATGACAGTTTTATGACAATTTTGTATTGAGTCCGATCACGCCCCATAGAAGTACAGATAGTTCTTCTATTCCCCTTGCAATATACCTATGGATAGTACGTACATCCGGCTTTTCAGGGAATGATTCAGCAATCTCTTCTAATGTTTCGCCATCAATATAATAACGTCGCACGCATTCACAATACTTAAATTGTTTCTCACTACATTTCTCAGCATAGATGTCTAGCATGTTGTTCACGTGTCGCATCATCAATGCGGTTTTCTCTTTGCTCTTAACAATGGCATTTACCCTTACTATGCTGTTGTCGTCAAACATATCAACTAGCAGTTCATTGAGCCAAATATCCTCGGCTTGTGTCGAATCCGAGATAGCATTGTCTACGTAGGACTGTAATTGACTGTAATGCTTTAATAACTTGATCGTGTTGTGTCGAAGTTTGCGACCTAGTTGAGCATTTTCCTGTTTAGCTAATTCATAGTAGGTTTTGGTTGCCACCTCTGTGGCCAACCTTGTGATTTTCTCAATATCATATTCATTCAAATATGTTTCCCCCTTTACAAGTTATTTTATGTTTTAGTCCGAATTTGTTTTTACCAACTTCATGAGAAATAACTAATATAATTAGTATTTACACCACAATAAGCCTACCTTCGCTATCAACAGGATACGGTTTTGTTTCTAAAACTACATACCCTGTGTTTTCGTAACCATGTTTCTTTTCCCATTTGCAAAAGACCGTTGTTAATTCCTTGCTTAATTCATCGATATGTTCTTTTTTCACATCCGACAAATATTCATCCGACCACTCGATAATCTCATCGTCAATACAGCTATAAACAATATCCTCTATTATTTGGTCACCATCAATTTTAGGATTATAGAAATTTGGATGTCCGACCTTTATAATCCGTTCTCCAGGTTTATCTGGATTGCATTCAAAGTAATCATCAATTGCTCCTTGTAATGTATTTTGCGGTTCTCCCACATATCCATAGTCATCGCTCCAACACCATTTATTCTTATCTTCAATTAGCATAATATACCCCCCCCAATGTAGTCTCTACTAAATCGCATTCACTTTGGCTTGTATAGTATTCCCTAATTTCCAAGGCTTTATTACTATCGAGCTTATCTTCCATTTCATCGTAATCTTTCATGGTTATCCCCGCTCCCAACAACATTGCAACACTCCGCCAACTTACCGTTAAGCCATGGCGTGCAGGCATCTTTACTAAAAGCGCTCCACGAAGTTGTCCCTTCATTCCACGTGAAAATTTGCCCATGCTTAAATTTTGCAAAATATCGCCTTTGAGAAATTTCCGGACATTTATCCCAAACAATAACAGGCGTATCAACAGGCACTTTCGTCCAATCCACAACACCCAAATATTCAGCAACATCTATCAATTGGTTGCGTTCCTCAAAGCATGTGCATTTTACAGGCACACACGGAGAATACGCACGCAGATATTTTGTTTCATCTACGAAGAAAAATAGTGTTTCACCTTCAATTTCCGCTTTCCTATAACCGTAATTATACATTCTCTGGAATAGTTCATCTGTGAATTCTTTATTATTCATACGATCACCCCTTCAATCTTCACACCAAATCACAACATCACCGCCAGCCACATTCTCGGCGACCTCCTCGATATCAACCAAAGCTTCTACAGTAATATCAAATACTCTTACGGTCTGTTTCATATCATATCGTTCTAACTGCTTAATTAATTCCGCTACCGTCATAATTCCCTCCAGCCTAAATAAACGCCCTGTATCGCATTTAAAAATTATCGCATAAGGGGTTTTTATTATAAAAGCAATAAAATTTCATCCTATGTATAAAATTTTGAAAATTATAGCTATTCACGCCTACAGGAATATACCCATGTTCTCCGTGATGTGTAAGATTACATAGTCTTCATCATCCTGAATAATCTCATCAGCCATAGTACCAATGAACTTTCGATTATCGTTTTCAAGCACGCCAGCAGCTTGTAGCCCATCAAGAATAAACTTTTTAGCAAATGCCACATTATCCGGATCATGCCTAGTTGAAGAGTGCCATTCAAATAACAGGTTTACTTTCCCATTAACAGATTGTATCTGCTGTAAAAGGCATTGTTCTTTAACCTGTTCAGTACATTTTTTCTTCATCGCTGCAGCTGCTATAGTTGAGCCACGTTCACAATCAATGTACTCATTCAATGTCGGAAACCGGTCATGAGTTTTCTTCCTAAATCTAAACTGGCATCGTAATAGAATTCTCATCGATGTGACTCTCCATTGAATATAGCCACCGCATATTCACCACGTAGGCGGTCATATACTCTTTGACTATAATTCTTTTCAGTCCAAGCATCACTATAGTTTGTCGTGAGAATGATGGGTTTCATCCGGTTGTAGCGATCAATAATGATGCTTTCGACTTTAGACGGTACCCAATCAGATTTTGAGTACTCCGCCCCAAAGTCGTCAAGCAATAGTAACGGGATATTCCGCAGTTTTTGCTCAAATCTTAGATAGGCTACATTATCGCCTTTAGACAATGTAAGCATGGTATCTAATAGATTAGGCAATGAAATCATTAAACACCCTTTACCTAGTGCCATTGCCTCTTTCAGAATACTCACCGCAATTGATGTCTTGCCGGTACCAGCTGGGCCCCTTAATATGAGGCCCTTACCGGAATCAAGATTAGTTTTCAAATTATCAGAGTACTTCTTAACCACGTCGTAAGCTTCAGCGTTCTCTTTTGGAAAGCTACCGTATTTACGTAACCAGTCAAAATCCATATCATAATAGCGCTTTGGGATTCCGACAGCGGCATATGTGGTATTGACGTTTGTTTGGATAACTACTGGTTTATCATAGATTGGATAAAAGAACTCATTTTTTACCGTGGACTCGTTGATATTCTTTTTCCCAGTCGACGTCTTCGTCCTTTCTCGAATTTTTTCGAGACACGCCTCTAGCATTGCTGTTACGTTTGCTTGTTCCATTATCCTTTGCTGCCTCCTCCCTAATCTTGTTATTTAGAACGGCTGTGATATACGCGATACTAGCCTTACCAACTTCGCTAGATTTACTAATAGCGTCAATAACTTCATTTTCACCAAAGTCATTAACAAGGCCTTCTAGTTTCTCTTTTGTCACAGAAGAAATTTCACCTACATCATTCATATAAATTTTGAAGACGTTTTTATATGGATCATGTTTTTTTGATTCATCATCAAACATGGATAAGATATTCTCATCTGATTTTTCATTTTCGTGCGCCTCATTATATGAATATGAATATATACTTTCCTTTCCTTTCCTTTCCTTTTGTTCGTTTTGTTCAACGGCCGTTGAAGTTCGTTGAACGGCCGTTCGATTTTGTTCTTTTTTTCTGCGAGCTTCACCACTTTTAATGCCTGCGAGCCTACGTTGCTCCTGCTTTTTCTCAAATTTACTTCTTCGCTCTTCTTGTCTGCGAATTAAACTAGGAGACCAAAAATACTCGTCATCACATTCAAGCAATTCAAAATCATAAATTAACGAGTTTACGAACAAAAATGATTTATTTGAACAAAAGAAAGTGTGTTCGTTTTCGTTCAACTGTCGTTCGTTTTCGTTCAACGGTCGTTCGTTTTCGTTCAAAATTCCTAGTTCTTTATCAAGAGCTATAAATGTGTATTTTTTAAAAGGCAGTCTGTAGTCCTCAGATGAAGCTAGTTTTTCAATTAATTTCCACCACCAGGCATATGAAATAACCCCAAACTCTGACTCCATTGCCACGATTTTAGGATCATTGCTCGCGTTAACATCGTGGCTGAAGTAATATACATCTTTGGCCATTCATCATTCCTCATCTACAAATAAACTGTCCTGGGCTCGACGTCCCATAATAAACCTTACGCATTCATCAATTAAGTCTTGAACGGAGATTGCAAATGTAGAGTCTACATATTCAACATTTAACCAGCCCGTTTTAAATTTAAATTCGTTAGGGGTGTTCATATCAGACACGATACCTTCAACGCCAACCTTGTTAATAAGACCTTCAATGTCGCCATACTTGAATTTGAATGTATTTACCAAAAATGGAATTTTAAATTCTTCCAGGAATTCAAAATTCTTCTTCACAATAGACTGCAGTTTACCGAATGCTTGCAGAAGTTCAGGACGTGGGTCATCCTTAGATTTTAGCGTGAATACATCCGTTAGCCCTGTAGCAGATGGTTTCTGATAGGCGATACTGATATCGTTATCTTTAATTTGAATTGATTTAATAATCATAAGGAACTCCTTTCTTGTTCTACGATTACTAATTTACCGGTAGCAGCTTGAACCGCTCGTTTGAATGTTTCTGCATCTGAGTTGCTGTCAGATAAATGTAGCAGCCGTATGTCTTGGCACTTAGTTAGGTTCATGGATTTGAGGAATTTAATAACATTTTCTAAAGAAAAATGAGATTGAATTAATCGTTCCATTCGTTTTTCGTCTAAATAACCAGCATCTACTTGTTGGTTTAAGATTTCATAGGAATGGTTACATTCCACCATGATATGATCAACATCTTTAAACGTATACCGGCAATAATAGGTGTCGGTAATATATAACAGCTTCTCTTCACCGTCAGAAATTAAAAACCCAACATTAGGAACGTCATGTTCTAACTCAAATGGTAAGATACTGAAATTGCCTACCGTAAATTGAACTTTTGGGGTTATAAGAATTGCTGTGTGCTTATCAGATACATACAAGGCATTGGCGGTATCTGATAGCATATAGACACGATGTCCAAGCTTTAATAGATCATTGACAGCCTTGCTATGGTCTCCATGTTGATGTGTGAGCAAAGTACCACATAGGTGTAGAAAGTTAAAGCGACAATATCGTTGAATTTCTTTAAAAGGCAACCCTGCATCTAGTAGCAATTCATCACCATTGGTTGAAGTTTTGATTCGGTAGCAGTTCCCTTTTGAGCTGCTACCGAATGCTTGAATACTAATCACAATTAATCACCAAACATATTAACTACTTCGCCAGTTTCAGGGTTAACGAATTCATTAGTAGGTGTAGGTTCAATATCGATTACTTCGCTATTAGCATTTTGATTAATAGTTTCAGCAACTATATCATCCGTATCAATAACTTTTCCTTCAACATCGATGATTTCATCTGCAGTCTGTAACCCCATTGAAATTTCAGGTGCTGTGGTTCTAATTAACCACGCTGCAGCTCTGTAACGTAACATTTGATCCGGCATGGTTTTCCATTTAGAGCCTTTTTTGTCATACCAACCTTCCTGTTTAGCCAATGCGATTGTCACTTCAGGGCCTGCGATAATTTCATCCGAGCCCTTTTCGCGAGTATACGCAATAATACCTTGAGAGTCTGTTCCTTTTTCGCCAGTAGGTCTATATTTAATAGCTTCAAATCGACCGCATTGATTAAATGTTGCAATTAAGAATTTAGATGACCAGCCAGGATTGCCATATACGATGTATAGATTTTGCATCACCATTAATGGGCTAGCATTCATTCGAGTTGCCATTTCTAATGCGATAATAGCATTTCCCATATTTTGTTCGCCTTGGAATTGTTGAGGGACTAGTGTAGAGTGTGTAAACATTTTTGCTTGTCGTTGTAACAGTTCAAATCCTTCTGCGGATTGAAACCCAGGTAAATTTGTATTGCTTCTAGTTGCTATTTCATTTGCCATTATGTACCTCCTATGCCACGTTTTCGCATACAGCATGGATATCTAAGTTAGATAAAATATTGTGAATTTCTAAACGACCCTTTTGAGTCCATTTAGTTGTAATTTTAGAGTCTAGTCGACCATCACTTCTGCAGAATGTAAAGGTTTCGGATTTAGTAAAACCTTTAGACATATGCTGCTTGTAGAGAATCCATTGATCACCGACCTTACGTTGTAGGCCAGCTTCATGTAAGATTTTATTTAATTCTTGAGCGCTCATGCCGTAGTCAGCGGCAATCTGAGTAATTGTTAAGCAGGATTTACTAGATAAGATTTTGTCCACGTAATCCTTAACCGGTTTGAATTCTGCTATCTGCTGCTCTTGCTGAGCGACAATAGCTTTGGTAGCATTGTGCGATTCCACCTCATTAGCGTAGGCTCTAAGAGCTTCAGGTAACGACTTAGGAATCGCCATAGAATACGATCCAGTTTTGCGAAGTTCAGGAAGTACTTCACTCGTAACCCAACGTTTAAATTGTTTAGCCTGTGGCAATTTAGATCCAAATACTAACGCATATACTCCGGATTCCGTGATAATGGTCATATTCCTATTTTGACCTGAGGTGGCGAGTTGCCATGTCAGCTTATCTTCTATATCAACATGAGCCTTCAGTGCATTTACAGTATCTTTATATCCCAAAGATTCAGCAATATCCTTGCCAACAAAATAAATTTCATTATCTTTAACAACGGTCCTGATTTCACCAAATTCAGGATTATTAAACACTTTTGTAATTTCGTTCATAATTAAACCTCCTCAACCGTTAATTGCGGTTTTGATTCATCAACAATCAATTTAATTGTTTGGCTATTGACTGGGATAAAGTCTGTTACAGCTTCGGCATTATCGATAAACACCGGAGCACTAACTTTGAAATAGCTAGTCAATGCGTTAATGATATCTAAGCCTACATTAATCCGTGCTGCGTTGTTCATGCTGCGGTATGGCACCCCTTTATAGGTAGTTTCGCAACATTCTTCAACGTTGCCATTCAACATAACGTTGAACATTTTGAAACGAGCTAGTTTAAACCTTGTATTAATGCTTTCTTCCAACATGTTAACTTTGGCTTTTACGAACTCATCCATAAGATATGATGCTTCATCGAGTTCATTCTTTTCGGTAACAAGTTTTTGTTGTTGGTTTTCCAATTCGATAACACGATTTTCAATATCATCAATCAATTTGAATTTATTCAATTCAGTCTCGAGATTTGCTTTTTTAGATTTCAAAGAAGAAAGTTCATCATCAAGTCTTGCAAGCTCTTCAATGTCTGCACCTGGTTCCTCTTCAATCTCAAGCAAGAATAATTGCGCTTTTAAGTCGGCATATGTAGGATCGTCTTCGACATTAGGTTCAGAATATGCTTCATATTCTTCGTGTTTAATATCTCGCTCCTTGCTTTGTAGAGCAATTTCATCTATTAAGCCGTCAGCTTTCATCACCATAGTTTTTTGTTGCTCTTCATAATTTTCTTTTAGCTTAGCAGCGCTATCGATAAGGCCTTTCCATTCTTCAAGCTTTTTAGATTTATTAGCGTTAAATTCTGCCTCGAGTTTTTCCTGCTTGTCCGCTGGTAGTTGCTGTCCACAAGTGGGGCAAGCCTCTTTACTGAACTGCTGAGAGTTGAAGGTGTCGAATTCAGACTTTAGAGTTTCGATGCGTTTGGCTTCTCGCTCAATTTCTTTATTAAGCTCATTACTTCTATCCATGCATCTATCTCTTTCAGTTTCAGTTGCCTTCAATTTAGACAGTGCCGTTTCATATTCACTGCGCAAATGTTGTTTACGCTTATGGTAATCGGATAGTATGTCTGAACGTCTGAGATCTAATTGACGATTAATGTCACGAATTTTAGACTGCTTTTCTGTAGCACTAAAACCGTTTTTAATAATGGCCTTTTGTTTTTCAACATCATCAATGCCAGTTGATAAAGTTTTAATATCACTGATTAGTTTATCTTTATCAGCCATAACTTCAGGTTTATTTCGTACAGCTTCATCAATACGAACTGGAATCATATCAAGTTCTTTATTAATAGCTGTTTTCTTGCTGGCAATCACTTTGCGTTGATCATCAACCGTGCGACCATCTAATAACTCTGCTAATCGTTTTAAGTCTTCACGACTATTAATTACAGCGGCATCGTCAATGTCACCGCACATTTCCAATAGCAACTTACGGCGATTTTGCCAGGAGTACGTCTCATTGAAATATAAAGGGTTCGTGATCAACTTGAAGATGCTTTCATCGACAAGTGAACTAACTATTTCTTTGTATTCTTTTTCTTTCTTAGGCACCCCATCGACAAAGTAATCTGTAGTATGTCCTGTCATCGTGACTTCACCGCCACGAGGGGATGAATATTTTTCACGATATACTCGCTGTAATTCAATCGTTCCACCTTCATCTAATGTAAAGGTGCCTGTTACTTCATGATTAACTTTATGGATGGGTTCACCCCCATCCAATGTTTTGATTTCGAAATCAGCCCTATCTAGGCTATCTTTGCCAAACAGTAACCAACACACAGAGTCAAAAACGGTGGTTTTCCCAGTGGCATTATCGCCACGGATTACGACATCGCCATTAAGATCTATGGCAAAGGTCTTTAGCCCTTTAAAATTTAGTAATTCTAATTTCTTGAGTTTCATGTTCTTCTCCTATACAACAGTGGCATCCACATCGATGGTATGCGGCTCAATCTGTAATTGATTGGCCCATTGCATGACCGTCGAATTAATTTGAGAATTCTTTTTTAGTTTTTCATTAGCAAAGAGCTTCGCCTGCACTAAATCGAATATTTGACGACCTTTCTTCTTACCTTTATTGGCCAATTCTAGGCATGCGACCGGTTTCATAGCATCGTCGGTAACTAACACTATTGCAGTAGTCCCTTTCATGACTCTATCTCGGTATGATCCAACACAATTTTTTAACCGCTTACCTGCAGTCATCAAATCAGCTGCAGTCTTGGGAATCATAAAGTGCATCCCGTTTACATCAGCTTGTAGCTGAGGAATTTCCGGAAGCATTACGTCACCGTACTCTTGTTTGTTGTAAATATTAACTACAACATCATGGAAGTCTTTTAGCTTGCAATTAGTATCCCAAACTTGAGCTATATATTCCCTATTTATTTGACTATACATATTAACGATATCCTTAATATCTGACGATTCAGCATTTAACAGGTACCTTAATAAATTGCGTTCCCCATAGCGTTTAGAAAGTCTAATCCACATATTTCGGATTTTTGAAGATTTAACCCCCATACATTCGCCAAAATGGCTAGCATCAAATATTTTTGCAGATTCATTTTTTGAATCTTTGTTCCGCTTAAGAGTTAATATTGTTCTACGGTTGTTTTCGTCCTTAAATATACCTAACATATCGGATAGTTTAACAATCATAGGGTCTTCGACCATCATGCTGCGTAATAATTTGCTATTAGGTGATTTGTTGTAAATCCGTAACGCTTCGAGAAAACCTATTCCCTTTTTAGTCATGGTTAATATTTCATCACTAAATGGAATATCACAAGCTGTACAGCGCCAATAAAACTCTCCCCATTTGATGTTGCTTTTAATCAACTTAGTAATAGGCGGCATATCAGGGGCAGAAAGCTTTAAAGCCATATTGACTAACATAGAAAGTCCATACCCTCCATATTCATCAATTGAGTGAGGGATATAAATACCTTTTACCTTATATCCGCACTGCTTTGTTAAGCGCTTTTCAAACTCAAGACGCAATGCTTTAAATAAATGAGCCAAACGTGATTTATTAACGTCGTGCACCGCATAAGATTTGCCAATATATTTAAGCACCATCATAATTGGTCTTTCATGATCACGGATATAATCAATCGTCAAAGGATGTTTATTTTTGTATTTATCAATATAAATAGCCTGTTTATTTTTAAAATCAAATCGCAAGATTTCTTTGTAAGAGCCGTCCTTTGATGTACCATCCCAATATAACTGGATGCCTTTATATCGTATTCGTAAATCAATGAAGTTCTTATAACTTAGAACGTCAATCTGCATCTCTTCAGGAACCACTTCATGTTCACTATTGGCCAATAAAACTTTGTGCGTAAATGGGTTAGAATGAATGCCACAATTTGGGCAAGTATAGTACTTAGCTGCAGTATAATATCCTCTTCCCATATTGTATTTTCTATTCCAACTACCACCGAACGTATGCCCACAATCGCAGTGATGGATTGTGGTATACGAAGCATCATAACCCTTTTCAATTATGATGCTGTCGAACATTTTACTGATGTATAAACTAGACACAGTTTCCACAGAACACCACCGCCTTAATCATCGAACATGGCAAAGATGTTCGAATTTTCTTCTACCCCAGGCTCAACCGTTGGTTGCGTTTCATCTGCAGCTGGTTTGCTATCAACTGGCGTAGGTTCTTTAGCGGTTTTAGTCTTACGTGTACGCTTTGGCTTTTCTTCCTTTGCGACATCTTCCGTTTTGTCTTTAGGAGTAGCTGTCTTAGGAGGCTCTACCACATCAAAGGCTTTTACAATCGCGTTAGACGCTTTCATAACGCCTTCTGTGTATGCAATACCAGCTTGGTATTCCTCAGCGTTACCAGGGTCCATTTCAATGGCTTTATGTAATATATCTAGCGACTTCTTGCATATATCTGCTTGGCTTTTAAATTGTTGTTTAGCCATATTTAAGCCTCCTTCTCTGCCATGATGGACTTCAAATCAGTAATTAAGTCATCGGTCAAAGAGTCGCTAGATGGACGAGTAACACCATGCTTGCTAAAAATTGCAAGTGCTTTTTTTGCTTTTACCCCATCTTCACCCATCCATTCACGGAACTCCTTATAAAAGGCTTTTTTATCTACCGGTTCAGCGGCAACGTCTAGTTCTGTATCTTGTTTAGGTGTTTCTATTGGAGTCCGTTCTTCGACCTTTGTTGTTTCAGCAAGTTTAGGTTCTACTACTGTCTCGACCTTTTCTTCTTTTTTTGCTTTTATTGGATTGCCTTCGAAGTCTGTCACATGAAAGTCTTGTGTTTGTTCTGATTTAGCGACTTTATTTGGTGCTTTTTCTTCTTTCACTTCAGCTTTTTCAACCTTCACCACTTTAGGCTCGACCTTAGATGTTACAGCCTCTACATCAATAGTTTCACAAACTGTTCCCGCAGGAGCTTTACCATCATGGCAATTACCGCAGCATTGATGATTAAGTCGTTCATTCCAATCTGCAACTTGTACTGCTAGATCGTCTAATGTATTGAATTTAATAGTTAAGATATTTTGATTTTCCATGATAGTTTCTCCTTTAGAATTTAAACAATAATTCATCATCAACTAATTTCCCTTCCACAATTTTGGGAATTCCAATCTCCTGGAGTTTACGAATTACGCTACGACTTTTTGATATATAAATAGTGTTTCTTTCAATTTGTATTGCTGTTGGGTTAATCACATATGGCTCTGTTTCAAGCGCAGGCGCCACACAAATTACTTTATTGTTAACATCTATACCAACCTTGAAATATTCCGGCCCTTTTAACTTTCTGTAAGCCGGCATCGAAAGCTTGATATAGCTATTTGTAGTAACTATAGCTACCTTTTGTAATGATTCGTGCTTGCCTTTGTTATCTGCAAAGAAATTAAAGTCAAATGCATTTACAGTGGCTTTATGTTTTATTGCTTTTATTTCAGGCATTTTATCTCCTTATCTGGTATAATTTATATAGGATATTTTTTTATCTTTGCTCGTTACTCATTACCGTGAGTGCGAGCATTTTTACTTTTACGGCGAATATGTTCATCGTGGCAAGGCTTGCATACTCTAATTGCCTTTCGATTTATCTCGTCATAAATGTAGTTATGAGTGTGTGGAATTAACCTAACTCCACATTTAGTACATGTTCTAACAGGAGGCCTCATTGTGTTAGCACCCAAATTAGACCATCAAAAAACATAATATAAGCGGCCGTCACAACAAGAATAAATAGCACACCAATTACATCAATATCGTCCATAATGCTCATCCTCCTTAAATGATTTGTAAAGAATAGCTACTGCTGATACAACGCATAAAAGCAACAGTAACATAGTCGATGAATGCAACTCGTACCCTTGCACATCTGAGCCCTCTAAAATTCCAAAACATGTGGCCAGCATGACACCTGCTAATTTTTTCATTTTTCACTCTCCTATTCTTGCCTGGCATCGTTTCGCTAGCCAAGCATTAAACGAATCTAAATGGATCAATCGTTTGCCACCTCTAGCCCCTATCTTCATTGACGGAAAATCAAAGTCAGAGGCCCATTGGCGGATCACATCTTGAGGAACGCTTGCTAGTTCAGCAGCCTCAGCTACTGTTATGCATAATTTATTCCTGTCCACAATAATCCTCCTTCTCTTTATTTTTTACGGTAAAACCGTAAACAACTATAAAAAAATAATATCATCATAAGCGACATTGAAAACCTGTTCTATCTTAGATATATTTGGCACATCTGGATAAGATCGCTTACGCTCCCAATTTCCCCAAGTCTCCGTAGATACGCCAATTTCTTTTGCGGCCTGAGCTTGTGTCCAAGACTTGGATGCGCGGAGCATTCTAAGTGTATATTTCATAAATTACCTCCTTTCTTATTAACATCACTTATTATCATGACTAGAGTATACTACGGTTTTACCGTAATGTCTATTAAATTTCCGTAAAATATCGTAAAATTTTAGTTTAAATATTGAATTTATTACGGAAATATCGTATTATGTTATTAATTATTATGAATTTATTATAGAGAGGAAATTTGAGATGAGTGATTTAGGCAATAAGGAAATTATGGCGCAAAATCTCCAAAGGCTAATGGATAGTCGCGGAATAGACAGAAATAAACTATGTGCTGATTTAGGTTTTAAATACACTACTTTAACAGATTGGCTGAAGGGCAATACATATCCAAGAATAGATAAAATTGAAATGATGGCAAACTATTTTCACGTGCCAAAATCAGAATTAGTAGAAAGGCAAGATAAAACCGAGGAGGAATATTATCTAGATAAAGAAGCTGCTGAATTCGCCGAGTACTTGCGCACACGCCCAGGGGCTCGTATGCTATTCTCTGCAGCAAAAGATATTAGTAAGGAGGATATGGAGAAAGCTGTTGAATATATAGAACTATTAAAATTAAAAAATAAATAGTATATAAGGGAGAGTGTTAATTTGGTAGTTAATGTAATTTACTGTGATTTGCCACATGCCAACGCTGTGTCAGAGGAATGTGAAGATGTGGATACCCATAATATCTACATAAATAAAAATCTCCCCCATGATCGCATGAGGGAGGAAATTAAGCATGAATTAATGCATATTATTAATGATGACTTTTACTTGGACAAACACGTTGATCTTATCGAACAGATGGTTCGTAGGTCTCACGTTGACGATTCCGAATTGGAAAATATAGCTTTTTACCACCATTATTTATCAGCGTTATAAGGGGATATATAAAGGGAGATTTAAAAATGAAAAAGACTTTATTAATTACTACTATGTTGGCCTTAGTTACCGTAACCGGCTTTGCTAGAACTGAAGTATCTCATGATGAATTTAAGGCTTTAGACGGTCCTAAAGTATTAGTTCATTATGATGATGGAAGCACTGAGTTATTAGAAGAACAAGAATATCTTGAGCGAACTATCAACATGACTCAAGAACAAATCGACGAGTTGCACAAGGTCGATGAAGGCACTGATAAGGCGTTAGCGAAGTGGCAAGCCTCCAACGAAATACACAGAACGTATTCTGAAAATATTCAGCAAAAACAGCCTAAAAAAGAAAAGAAAAAGCACTGGTATGACGATGTATTAGATTCTGTATTTTAGCATTTCAATATAGATTTATGTGTATTTATGTGTAAATTTGTTGACTTTTGTCAAGTTATTTTAATATAATGAGGATAGCAGAAGAGTGTCGGTTACCCTACGGGGCCCGATGCGGAGAAAAAGCCTTCCTCATTGAGGAGGGCTTTTTCTTTTGAAAGAATTTAAAACGATAGATGAGCAAATTCAAATACTTCTTGGACGAAAGCTTGTTATTAATGATATTGATAAGGCAAAAGCATATTTGTTAAGTCAAAACTATTACAATATTATTAATGGCTATGCTAATTTTTTCCCACACGATAACAATGATAATTACACCGCTAATACTAACTTTGATGAAATTGCTAAACTATATCGATTCGAAAAGGAGCTTAAGCAAGAACTACTAAATGCCATTCTTAGTGCAGAAACACACTTAAAAGCGTTGTTTGTTCATAGATTTTCCGAGACATTCCCAAACGACCCTTATCCTTATTTAGATATAAATTGTTACGATTCCACTAAGCGCCTAGAGAGTATAGAGACTATATCTAAACTATCTAAAATACTTACAAGATATAATTGTAAACGCTATAAAGACTCCAGTATTTATCACTACATAAATAAATATAAGAAAGTACCCATTTGGGTATTATCTAGCTATATTGAATTTGGAGCATTTCGATATTTATTAACTAATTCAACGGCTTCTGTACAAAACAAAGTAGCTCGTGATTGCATAAGCTTTATTTCAGAACATATTCAAAATCCGGGGCAATTTCCTCCGGCTACAATGATAAGCTTTATAAAAAACATGCACGATATCAGAAACGTTTGCGCGCACAGTAATAGATTAATCGGGCACCATTGCCCCGCAGATGATCGCTATTGGGCGCCATTACACTCTAAATATTGCATTACGTCAAATACTCCAAGAAACACTCCCTACACAGTTTTTCTTTCACTACAATGTTTTTTAAGCCGCATCGAATATGCCACACTACATAACTCGGTACTAAAGTTAGTAAAAAAATTGGCTCCAAAGCTCGAATCTATTCATATAAATGATATTTTATTAAAATTAGGATTCCCACAAGATTGGCACTTACACACAACCAAAATCAATCCAGAGGACTCTATTACATAAAAATAAGCCCTCACCGCAGTGAGGGCTTTTAAAAACTACTTACCTTAGAGGTATTTCATTTTCACTCCAATATGATTATATCATAAATCCTCTAAGGCTGATTATTATTTTATGCCTAGGAGGGTATTTTTATGGCTAAAAAACGAGCCGATGGGCGCTACCAAGTATCTAGGATGATAAACGGTAAGCGTAAATACTTTTATGGCAGCACAAAGAAAGCTGCTACGGAAGCTATGGAGAAATACGTAAATGCTAATCAATTATGTGCCAATTTCGATGATACTATCTCATTGAACACCTGGATTAATATTTGGTTGCAACTAAAAGAAAAGAGCATAACACCAGCTACCTATCAAAGTTATACAGGGATTATTAATCGTTATATTAGAAACAAAGTCGGTAATGTAAAGCTAGCTGAGATTAAACCAAATACATTGCGATATGTATTCGAATCTATGGATGGCTTATCCTCTCGAACCATATCATATACCATGACAATACTGAGTTCGATATTAGAACAGGCTGTAAAGGATGATATTATCCCCAAAAATTATATGCGTAACTTAGATAGGCCAAAGCAGGTTAAAGTACGACATATGGTAACGCTATCTGCAGATGAGGTTAAGAATTTTCTATCAAATATATCAAATTCCGAACACCATGCATTATTTAAATTAGCATTTGCAACCGGCATGCGACGATCTGAATTATTAGGCCTAAGATGGTCTGATATCGACTTTAAGAAATCTACCATATCCATTTCACAAACAGCACTCAAAATCGGATCAACTGCAGTTATATCAAATACGACTAAGACTACGTCATCCAAACGGATAATAGCCATTGATACAGACACACTCCAAGAACTTATGAAACATAAGATAGTCATAGATAAACGCAGAATTAAGACAATGAACTGGATTAATAATGATCTGGTATTCCCAGGCATTAAAGGCGCTCCTCGTTGCCCTGATGAAGTCAGCAAGTTATGTAAGAAATACGCCAATTTAATCGGTAAGCCAACTTTTACTATGCACGGCACAAGACATACACACGCCACACTTCTCATTGAAAATGGGGCAAATATGAAAGCCATACAAGAACGTCTAGGCCATGCTTCGTTTCAAGAAACAATGGACACCTACTCACACGTCACTCCTAAAATGGAAGATGACATCGTGGAACGCATCGCTAAAATATTCTGA